ATGGACGCCCTTCGATTTTGCGTGGGCGGTGCGGGGATGGTTCAGATGAGTGCTGCCATACCGAAGGACATTCTGGACATGGCGGCTGCGACAGTAGAAGCCATCCAAGAGGAGTGCTTCAGGGAGAAGCTATTCCTTGGCACGGTGAATGCTCGGGCGGTGATCCGTGACTATCTGGCCCGCGAGATACTGGCCGAGCGTGAGCGGTGCGCCGTCATATGCGACAAGGAAGTCGCCGCAATGCAAAGGGTTGCCGACTTTCACCGACCGCCGCGTGTGGACTATGATCCCGCGCTTGCAGATATGCATGATCAAGGAGCCACTGTCGCGTTCAAGTTGGCAGCCGCCATCCGCCAGGAGGACAAGCCGTGAGCGAGATGATAGAACGAATCGCGACGGCTTTGGAGCCGAAATGCCGTGCCTTTGGTTCAGGCGACATGCCAATGGCCGTGGCGCGAGAATTCGCCCGCACAGCCCTTGAGGCCATGTGCGAGCCGGACGATGCCATGCGCCTTGCCAGCAAGCGCTACAAGCGCAAGGCAAAAGTCTATAGTGGGCCACAGTGCTATCGCGAAATGATCGAAGCGGCGCTGAAACCATGAGCAGATACCCCGGCGATGTTTCCCTGATTTTATGGATAGCCCTTATAGCCGGGGTGGTAAGTGTTCCGGTTATGGTTCTGGAGTGGATGGGGTATTTGAAATGACGCTCGATGAAGCTGTGGCGCAAGTGCAGCGCGAGTTGCCCGGGTGGTGGTGGAAAGTCGCAAATGCGTATATCGCGATTTTATACGGGGTCGCGCATATTTCGGTCAGCCAGCCAGCGAATGGTTTCAGCGTGGCGATCAGCTCGGTCAGCATCAATCAGGAGAGCCAAGCCCAGCCGGCGGGCCTCGATCGGCGTGAGCTTCGTTTCGTAGAAGATTTCCGGGCTTTCCGTTGGCGTCTTCGTTACCACCATGGCTGGGTCTGGCGATGGTATCACGCGGGGGACTAACAGGCAGCGGGGCGTCATTAGCCGTACTTTTCGGCGAGTTCGAGCATACTCACGAACTGGTCGCTCTCCACCCGGCCGCCGCGCAGCCTCAACAGGTGGACGCCGTAGGTAATCCCGGTTGTTGCCCCATCGCAGTATTTGGGGAGATAGCCGTGCGGCATTGCGGACCCCAGGTTGGTGATGGTGATCGCGTTGTTGATGCCGATCTTGGGGACGGTGACGTTGTTGTTGCGGTGGGTATGGCCGAATACGATGGAAGTGGTGGCCTGATTCCCAATTGTGTTCTCGGGGTATCTTCCGCCGATCGGTTTTCCCATTATATTCATTGGGCAATGTACGAACCCAACGCCCTCGAAAAATAGCCAGTGCCGGTATGGCGTCGTCTTCCACCGATAGCGGGCGAAAAGCTGGTCGCGCTGCAGGGTTAACGTGCCGGCGATGTTCGGCGCCAGCTCCTCCAATCGTTCGACGCGGTATTCGTGATTGCCATAGACGACATCATGCGGGAAATCGCCAAGGCCGACTTCGGCATGGTAGGCTTCAAGAGCGTCCTCCCCTGCCCCGATCTCATCAAGGAAGGATGGCCGGCTCATCTGGCTAGCTGACCCTGCTGCGCTGTGCATTTCGCAGGATTCGAAGTCGAAGAAGTCGCCGATCTGGAGTACGTTGTCAGGCCGGGTTTCTGCCACATAGCGGCCAATCCAGCGGAAGTGCTCGACTTCCATTCCTGGTTTTAGATGAAGATCCCCGATTGCCACCATGCGGCGAACTGGAAGGTCTTTGGTGACGGAGAGATTGTAGGCCCTGACGCGGACGCGAGGCTTAGGCTCCTCGATGCCGTCGATATCCGGGGTGTAGTTGGTCTGCGCCGCCTGTTTGTCTTCATCCTTGATCTTGGTCAACCATCGATCGATAGATGACCGGGAAATGCCCAGCGCTCTGGCAAGCCCGCTGATGTTGTGGCTTCCGTCCGGTCTGGTGAACTCGGGAAGCCTGGACCGAAGCCGAAACAGACTTTCCGGCGATATTGAGGTGACGCCATCCACATTCATGTCGATCCCGTAAGGTGGTTTCAGGGAATTGTGATTGCCGGCTGTTCTGGCGTCTTTGGCGCTTCTCCTGTTACAGGAGGCGGGCCTTCGTAGACCGTTCCGCCATCCTCGCCGATGGTGGCCGTGACCTTGCCGGCCTCGCCAGCCGCGTCCTTGGCGCCCTGGAGGGCGTTCGCTTGCTGGGTCGAGTATGGAAGCCGGAAGTATTGGGGCTCACTCTTGCCGTCGTCCAGGAGGGCGTAGATAGCCACGTCAACATCGATACGCGCACCAAGCACGGTGTAATGGCCTGGCGGCGGCGCTGTGAGGCGCGGAGAGCCTGTCGGGATATAGATGGCCACAGCAGCGAGGATGACGGCAATTGGCAGGGAAATGGCCGCTATTCGCCTTCCGGCAAGCCACGCGAAGGCCGACATTATAATCGACAAAGCAAGCCAGACGGTCGCGATCTCAAACATGCTGCCACGACTTATTTTTAATGATTTTGCAGGTATGCGCCAACGATATGCTGAACATTTTGGCTATCTCGGTTGCGGTGTGGCTTTCACTTAGGCGGCGCATTTCGCGCACCTCTTGTTCGGTCAACTTGGCCATCGCGTGCTGTTCGCCACGAATGTCCGTTCCATGAACATTCCTATCAAGTTGGTTCGCTGACGGTGTCTTCCAGACAAGATGATTTGGGTTGACGCAGCCTAGGTGGCCGTTGCCGCAAAGATGGGCTGCCTGAAACCTACGCTCGGGCGGCTCCCCATGGACGAGTGCGCAGACATATCGGGAAACGTTGTGGCGGCGCCCCTTTATGCTGATCTGGCCGTAGCCGGCGTTCGTTCTGGTGTAAGGCCACTCCAGGCACTCGTCGGAGGCGAACCCAAGAACCACGTCTTTGACATAGGCCAATGGCTCGGTCGTCGCCGTTGGGCTGCCCCTGTGCCTCCATTTAGAGTAATGGAAAGAGCACCAACCCCGAGCGTAGTGAACTTCACCGCATCCTTCTATCCCGCAGGCCAATGCTTTCGGCCGGCGCACGCTATATCTTTGGAAATCGTGATGGTGTTTCCGGCAGTAGCCGAGGCCAAAGTGCGGCTTGTCGCAACCATCCACAGAGCATATACGAGAGATAGCCATTTCGAACCTCATCCGTTCGTTTTCGGTTAGGGCCGAAGCGGTGTTGCAAGCACCAAATCGGCCCGTATTTTCTAACAGATTCAACGCTCTGCGTCTACTGCGCACCCTCTCTCAGCGGCTTAAACACCCGGTTCGCCGACCCCTCGACTAGATTGCCCTGCCCGTCAAGTTTGAAGCGGAGAACGGTCCGCTCCTGCTTTGGCCGGATTTCCAGATCGCTCTTGTCGAGGAGCACGCCGTTGATGGCGATCTCGACGTGGACAGCCAGCGGCGCCGGGATGCTGTATCCGTGCAAGTTGACCACGTATTCGCCAGCCGGAGTTGACCGGGCAAAGGCGCTTTCGCAATTGATCGGGCTGTCGTCGTTGACGATGCCCATGTCATCGCGGAGGAGAGACCACACCAGGCCCGATTTGCGGCTGTAGCCGACAGACTTGGTGTCCTTCGGATCACCCAGCCAGAGATCGATGTCGGTTGGTCCCGGCGGCCAGCAGGCGAGAACGGCAATCGTTCCCGGCGGCGGCAGCGTCTCCTGGTCTTTGGCCTTCGGGTTGACCTGGGTCAGGATGATCACCATGATCACAGCCAGGAGAAGCGTGACATTCGAATACATGTCCCGCATGCTGTTGAAGAGCCGCCACATAGGGCTTTACTCCTTGGTCAGCCAGCCCAGCAGGCCGAGCCATTGAGCGCATATGACGCCGACCAACGATGCACAAAACGCGACACCGACGCCGGAGAGCAACCCAGTGCCGATGTGCATCAGCCCCTCTGCCGTATCCATGGAGCCGGCGGCGAGCCCTGACAGAGCAAGTATGAAGCCCACGAGGGTGCCGATGAAGCCTAGGCCTGTCAGTTGCTTCTCGGCCTCCTCCAAATGGTCCGTCTTGCCCCGAAACACTCGGGCAATCGACCACAGGAACACCGCCGAGATCAGATAGCTGATGTGCGACACGTCATGGGTGAACACGAACTGGACGTAGCCTAATGTCCAAGCCCACGCGACGAAGCAGGCGAAGCCGAAGTTGAGGATTGCGAGGCGGGTCATGATGCAGCCACCGAGACGGGGCAGCGAGGCAGAAGCGCGATTCCGGGGATGACCAGCATGGTGTTCTGCTCGTCACCTTCGCTTGCGGAGGGTACACGAACGCTCTTCAGATATTTTTGCAGCGGCGCCGGCAGGGAAGCCAGCCAAAGCGCCCATAGCTTTCGCGTCTCGCGGCGGGCAGATTTGGTGCGCGTGACTTTGCCGTCTGCGGTCATCTGGAACGGCTGGTGGAAGCCGAAGATTGCCCCCTCGTCCGCGCAGGCCCTGATGCCGACACGGAATTCCTCCAGAAAAACCAGGGTACAGGCCGACGCACAAAGGCCATGGAAATGGATCTCGGTCCCGGCTTCGGAATAGGCCCGATATTTCCGGTAGTACTCGCCGACATTGCCGCCTGGGTCATCGGTGATGTTGACGACCGGCCTGGACGGCATCGGCTCTGCATGGGCCTGGATCGTCATCCACACCGACATGATTGTGAAAAACGCAAACGCCAAAAGCATAATGAAGAACGCAACCCAAAAGCGCGGATGCTCACCCACGGCGGTATTCCTTCAGAGAGAGGGACGTTTCAGCCCTGCCGGCGTGTCGGGCGCGGTGGCTGCTGATGCTCAAAGACACGGTCAAGCCGCTCGTTGGTGCGATCGATCTTGTCGCCAACGGAATCGATGGCTTTCATGATCGCTGAGGTCTGTTCCTGCATTCCGGCTTTGGTCACATAGGTCTCGGCGGTGTGGAGCTTGTGATCCGCCAGTTGACTTCGCACGGTGCTGACATCATCCCGCACGTCGGTGATGACGGCGCTGAACCGCCAATAGACGGCACCGACCGCCCCAGCGATGGCGAGGGCAAAATAGATGAGATTTTCTGGCGTCACGGCTTCCACCCGCAGAGTTTCTGGCCCTTGCGGTTGTGCGCCAGGATCGCCGCGACTGACGCGTCAGACAGCGCAGCGACTTCGGCCTTGGTCGGGCGGATTGGATGCTCAACAGCACAGAATGAACCGCCTGTGGTGGTGCAGCCGGCGAGCAACAGCGCCAAGATCAGGACTTTGCCCATTGGCCCAATTCCTTGCGGTTGTCGTCCGGGGATCGTCCAGCCACAACATCATCGATATGCTGGCCTTCAGAGGCCGCCCTGGCGTCGGCGGCGTCATGCTTGGCCTGGTTGAGCCGCGCACCGACGACACGCTGACGAAAGCCCCAAGCGATGCCACCGACAATGCTGGCAAACAGCGCTACCAATGTCGGGTTGCCGAGCAGGAAAGTGACCAGCGCGCCCATCACTGCCCCTTCCCGAGTGCTGGGTCGTTGCGGCGGCGTGCATATTCAAGAATGACGCCGAACGAGAGCAGGTAAATCGGCACCCACTTCGGCGGCACATAGGCCTGAAACAAACTCGGATCGAACGTCAGAAAGACGCCCAGCACGACGCCCAGGAAGGCATGCAGGCGGGCCAGAAAAATGGTCTCAGACCACAGGAAGAACGCTTTCAGTTTTTCGAGCATGGAGGTGTCCTTTCAAAACCAGTGAGAAACCCACGCAGTCAGCTCGTGCCAGTACGTGCCGACAGACAGGGCGAGGATTGCAAAGATGCCAGCGGCAGCGGCGGGTTTGCCGGAGCGCGGCGCTGGCGCCGGGTTGGTAGGCGCTGGCGCGTGTATTGAGCCCTTGGGTGCCACAGGAGGCGCGGCGGGCGTCACTGGAGCCTGGACAGGCGCAACGGGCGCTGGCGGGGCTGGCTGTGGCGCTGGGGCGGCAATCGGTGGCCATGGCGTGTCAGCGATGCGCGACCATTTCCGATAGGCCTCCGCAAGCTTGGTATCGTAGGCGTTCTTCTTGTAGGACGCGCCATTGTAGCCCTTGGCGAAGGCTGCCCAGTCATGGGCGCGGAGTGCAGCGTCGAGATGATTGTGCTGGATGAAGTTGATGGCGGCCTGAAGTTGAACTTCTTCGCTGTCCATCATGCCTTCGACCATCGCTTGCACGGTGAGGAAGCCAGCGGCCTCGAAATTTTCACCCAAGACTTGGCCGAGACCCCATGAGGCCGATCTCAGCGCAGCCGTCTCATCGATCGCGCATGCAGCGATCAGGCGCGGATAGCTGTCGGATGGATAGGGTCGCTCGCCCCACCTGGGATAGGCCAGCCCTTGAGCTATCGCCTCGGTCCGCGCGGCACCGGACAGGTTCCTATAGAACACATGCGGTTCAAACAGGATCAGTGGGCGGCCCTGAGCATCGAAGCCGTGACCGCGCGTTTCGACATCGAGGAAAGCGTGGACCTCGTCTTCCCCTACTCCAATGATCGCGCCGAGTCTCGGCAAAGCGGTATCATCAAGACGCCTCGCAGCGCCCTTGAACGTCATGTCCATGGGGTTTTCCTTGATTTAAGATGCTGTTTTGCTAGAAATAGCGAAGCCGCAGGGTGCTTCCAACACGCCTGCGGCCTCTAACCAAGCCAACACGTACGAGGTGTCAGAATGGCTACAAAACCCTTATGCTCGATTCCAGATTGCGACAAGGCAGCCGAAAAACGCGGCTGGTGTACGGCGCACTATAAGCGCTGGCAGCGCCATGGCGACCCGACATTGGGTAGATCGCCAAATGGTGCCGCGATGGATTTCTACGAAAGAGCCGTGCTGCACTATCGCGGCTCAAATTGTCTCATCTGGCCTTTTGCCAGAAACGAGAATGGCTACGGAGTTCTGCACGTCTCCAGTGGGTCGGCACTCGTGTCCCGCCGCGTGTGCGAAGAAGTCCATGGCCCGGCACCATCTGCGATCCATGAGGCCGCCCATTCCTGCGGCAAGGGTCATGAGGGTTGTGTCGCCAAAGGCCATGTTTCTTGGAAGACACCGAGGTCGAATAGCACCGACAAGCTTGCCCACGGGACGCATAACCGTGGCGAACGCCATCCCTTGGCAAAGCTCACGGAAGACGAGGTGCGGGCTATATACAGTGACGACCGGACACCTCAATCCGTCATTGCGCGAGAGTATGGCGTAAGCTTTGTGACTGTCAGCGATATCAAGCGCGGTCGAAGCTGGAAATGGCTGTCGCTGCCCTGAGCGCAAGTGCCCGCGCGAAGTTGCGGTCCATGGATTTTCCTTTCGGATTTGCTATGCTGCCCGGATGACAGACGAAATCCCGATGATCCTGGGCCGGAACCGCCCTGCCCGCGCCGACTGGATATCGCTGCCCAAGCCATGGGCCGAGATAAGCGACAGTCTGCGCTCAAGGGCACGTCAGGCCAGCGAGATCGTTACTTATGATGGGGGAAGGCTGCGGGTTGAGGATGGGCAGTGGGCGGTGGTTGAGGCCAGCGCGGATGCCGAGGTGGCGTTGAGGGCGCTCAGTTGCTGGGCTTGTAGGTTTGGGGTAAGGGAGACTATGCGTTACGAAATCGAGATAAAAGAGCGCCGCCCTTACTTGGTCGGGGAAAACGGATTTGAAATTGTCCGGTGGTTCCCATCAGATGGCGGCCTGATGATCGCAGGGCTTGCATCCAGCCAATTGTTGACGAACGAGAATTCCGATTTGGAGGCTGTCAAGCGCTCTCTTGGGGGTCTGATAACCGCCCCTTAACCGGCTTTTTTTCTTCTGCCACTTTTGCCGCGTTCGCCGTGATGATCTGGTCATTTATTGATTCGATCAATGGTGCGGCGTGTTTGTGCGGCAATTCGCCGATCGCCTGATTAAGTAAATACATCTGCTGTTCGGTGAACGTCAGGGTGAACATACTATATCTCCTTAGCTGGCCAGCCCATAAGCGCGCCAATCGTTGACAACAGCCATGACTACGCCCGCAAGCTGCTGTAACGTGACGGTTGCGGTGTCGAAAGTGCCGCGTTGAATAGTCCCGGTGAGTGCGGCCTGAGCGCCCCTGGCTACCGGTGTAGTATTGAAGAAGCCGATGCCAGTGGTGTTGATCTCGAACTTCTTTGCGTTACCGCCATCTGCCAAGATGATGCCGCCAGTGCCCTTGCCGATAAGGCGCAAGCTGCGATTGGCGTCCGAGCCCTGTACCTGAAGGGTTGGGTCCGAGCCAGTGGCCGTTGGCCCGATCTGGATGCGGTTCGCGGCAGTTGCGGTATTCAAGATATCCAAAAGGATCGTGCCGCTCGCATTGGTGACCCGAAGGGACGCGTCGACACCGATGATGTTCATCGCCGCCGTAGAAACGGTCGCCTCGCTGTGGATGCACAAGCCGGGGGTGTTGAGGTTGTCGCTTGTGAACCATTCGATCCGCGCCTTGGTTGGCAGCATGATGGCGTGCTGATAGCTTGTGCCGGCATCGGGCGTGAGGGCGGTCTTGGAGAAACCGATGCCCTTGAGAAACTTTGCTCCGTTGTCGCCGATCCACAGCGCAATGTCGGCGTCGTAGACGTTGCCTCCAACAAGGTTGCCGCCGCCAGACCCGATGAACAGACCCGTTGTCTGGCCCTGGACGTAGACGGAAGCCGGGTTGAAAGAGGGGCTCGTCACCGTAGAGCTAAAATTGGTGATCTCCATTTCGACAGCCTGGACGGTCGAATTGGCCCCCGCGCACTTCTTGCCCTCGAAGTACCCCCCGTAAATCACGCCACTGCCCGAGGACGCGTGGCCGGAACCGTACCCCGCCACCCCAAGGGCGTTACGCGAGGAAGCGCCATCGGGAGTTCTTACCGCCCCGACGATGCCGTATTGAGACCCCTTGCTCGGATTGTAATCCGGCACCACCGCCAAGGTAGCGTTCTTGAGAAGATAATCTGCCCTTTGCGTACCCCCTACATTGACCTCATCGTACATCCAAGATCCGACGCCCGACGAAGACATTGTGCCAGAGTGGTCGCCCATCCAGCCGGTAGCACCAAGGCCAAGCAAGATTCGATCATTGAAACGATGATAATTGGCGCGACTTATGCCGAAGTCTTGGGCGGCCTGCGCCTTGACCCAAGCGCCCCCTGATCCGTCAACCGCGCCGCCTGTCTTGATGACATAAGCATCTTGCAACGGATCAGCCAACTGCTTCATGGTAAAGTTGGTTGTCCCGGTCAGGTCAACGACGGGCGTCCCGGCGACCGCATCCTCGGGCGTCGCCGCCAATTTGAAGTTGTCGGCATCAACGATGATTGCATAATAAACGCTGTTCGCAGTTACGCCATTGACGGTCGTCGTCGGCGTCAGGCCAGAGCCGGTTGAGAGAAGGTGGGCGACCTTGGTAATTGTATCTGTGGCACTGCTTACAGTCGTAGACGTGATGCTCTGGACGACCGTCCGGGATGAAAGATCCACCCCGCTCCATTTATACCAGGCTTCATAGCCAAAGTCAGTTGTGTAGGCCAAGCCGTCCTTGGTCGTGTCCAGCGCGATCATCTGCGCCCGGGTCACATAGGTCGGCAAGACGAGGTTCAGGCGTGCCGCGTCGGCTGCACTGGCGTTAGTGCCCCCATTGGCGATCGGCAAAACGCCGGTGACGCCAGTTGTCAGCGGTAGCCCGGTGAGATTGGTCGCGACACCAGAGGTTGGCGTGCCCAGCGCGCCATTTTGGAAAAGAAGTGCTCCCGTGCCGCTCTCATCGGTCATAGCCGATCGGAGGTTGGCACTCGATGGTGTGGCCAAGAAGGTCGCAACGCCAGTTCCAAGGCCTGAGACGCCCGTGGCGATCGGCAGTCCTGTGGCGTTCGTAAGGACGGCGGACGACGGCGTGCCAAGATTGGGCGTCACCAAGGCCGGCGAATTTGAAAACACCAGCGATCCGGTGCCAGTCTCGCCTGTCACCAGGGCAGCGAGATTGGCGCTTGATGGCGTCGCGACCCAAGTATCAAAGCCAGCCGCTCGCGTGATCGCGGCCCAACTCGCCAAGTCGGCATCAAAAGGCTGAAGTGTCTGCGCGAACGCAATGCTTGTCGTGCCGACCGTGATATCGCCTGTGGTCGTAACTTGCCACCAGCCGGCTCCAGCCGTGCCGCTGACGACATTGATCATCGTCCCGGTCTTGATGTCCTTGGATCTGGAGAAATCCTTCGCGCGCCGCCATGAGCCGGTGTCCGCGACATAGATGCCGTTGTCGGCGCCGGTCGTCTGGTTTTTTACCAGTACGCGGTCATCCGTGACCACAGCCACGCCATCGATGGTCTGCTCGCCGGACAGCGTGATGTCTGCGGTCGTGGCGACGCGGCACGGTCCCTTGATGGCAACCGAAGAGGACAGGCCGTCCTTGATATCGATCTGGATGCTGGTCATGCTGTCCTCATAGAAAAAGGCGGCCCGAGGACCGCCCTTGCTAAAATTCTGTTTTTGGAGTTCATTGCGCCCCGATGCAGAGGCAAACTTTCGAGTACATCGTCGCCGCACTGATCGGCGTGGCGGTCTTTATCGTCGTCGGTTACATCGCCCAGGGTGACGGCCTGAGCTTTTCCTACTGGTTCAAGACCCCGAAGCCTGGCCCTTGGGCGCTTCTAGGCACCTTCGTCGGGCTTGGCGTCAGGTTCGTCCGCCGTTGAACCAATTCGTCGCCTTCGGCTCTTTCGCGATCGGCTGGTCTCTCGCCGCCAGTCTCTTGATTGGCAGCGTCAATCCGATTGCACTGTTTGCTGTCTGGCTTGTCGGATTCCTATGGGGAGCCGGCTATATCGCCGCCGGCATCCGAGAGGCTGACTTGCTCCTGAGACGATGGCTCCAGATGATGGCGGGTGTTGCCGTCTTGGCGATTATTGGTGCCGGCCTGCTTAGTTGAACGGCGCCAGCGACTTCGGATAGAAACTCTGCTGCCCATACTGTGATAGGCGCTTGCTGTCCGTCTTCTGGCGATAGCCGGGGCTTGCCACTTCCCTAAGCGAGTTCAGAAACAGGAAGTCCAGCGCTGGCCGCACATAGTAGAGGTTCACAAATGGCGTGTTCTGCGTGGCGTAGTTGATCCAGTCCGAAAGCTTCACCTGTTCGTCCGGGCTTATGCTGGCGTCCCGAGCCTTCAAGATCAGGTCGCCGAGATCGAAAGCCGCGCCAAGCGCTGGTCCCATGGCGGTTTCAGCCAGACCAGAACCGAAGCGATTGACCCGGCCAAAAAGGTAGTCGCCATAGATGCCAGCAGCACCACCCTGGACGAATGCCGCTTCCCATGTCTTGATGTCGGTCGGGTCACGTGGTGGCCAATAACCCTTGGTCAGATCTTTCATCGTCATAGCGGCGTAGCCGGCCATGGTAAGCCCGGCAATCAACGTGCCCATATGAGCGACTTGCTCCAGCTTGGCGCCCTGCCTGAAGCCGAACAGCGCCCGTCCGATGGTCCGCTGCGAGAAGGCGATAGGAAAGCCCTTGAACTGCATGATAAAGCGGATGCCCTCGCCCGCCAGCGTTCCGGGGCGGGTGCCCCATGTCGTGGTGCGGCGGGAGCGCGCGTCTGTCTCGATAACGCCATACGAGGTTTCATCGGCAACGAAGCGATGCAGCGCCATTTCCAGGTCGTGCCTGGCAGCGTCGGCCTCCTTGCCCAGGCCAGCCACGGCCTCATCCGGCAGATTCCGCACCATGTCAGGCGTGATGTACGTCCTGCCGCCGACATCGCGGCCTTCGATCTTGCGGATGGCATCCCATTTCGCCGCGTCAATTCCGTGAAGACCTAACACATGGCGATAGTTGGCCGGCAGATCAGCGAAGGCAGTCTTTGCCCTCATGCCCATCTCTGCCGAGATCATGCGGCCCGCTGAGGCCCGTTGAATGTCCGTCCACCAAGACAGGCCATTCCAGCGAAAGAACGTCTCCTGCATCTTCGACAGGCGACCAACAGGGCCATCCACGGCAGCGGCTGGCGAAACGATATGGCCGATTAGACCATCAAACCCCTCGCCCAGCAGATAGGAGATTTCCGCCTGCTCACCTTTGGGCCTGCCATGCATGATGCCGTCGATCTGGGCGACCCAGCCACGGAAGAAGCCAGAGCCGCGAAACTGTGAAGCAAGCCCTGCCGTCACGGTATCCGACATCGAGGACCACACGGCGGCCCCGAGTTTGGCAAGAGATTGCACCGCCCGGATATCCCCGCCGATCTTGGCCGCTGTCACATCGACCGGGCGGGAGATCATGCCCGTGGAAATGTCGATGGCGTGGCGAAGCTGGCCAGCGTCTATCGTCAGGCCCTTCATCTGCTTGGCCTTCTCAGCAGGAGAAAGCTTGGTGTCGTCCTTGATCGAGCGCTTCAGACCATCAACCAGAGCACCGAACATGACTTCCGGGTTCGGCCCCAGCGCCTCCATGTTTGCCGCCATCCGGGCAGCGGAGCGCAGATGCGCCACCATGCCCGATGCCGTGGTGCCGAATCCGAACTCATCGCGATAGGCTAGAGCCGCCTCGGCATCCTTAAAATGCAGAACTCGAGACTTGCCGAGCGACTTCGCCAGGTTGGCCGGGTTGACGCGCTGGCCGAGTTCCTTCGGCGTGGGCTTGTTGGGCATGCCCGTGACGATGGTGTCATAGATTCCAGAAAGCGCTTCCTCGATATCCTTGGCCGAACCGGCTTCGGGAAACGTGCGGGCGAGATCAAGTTTCGAGACCACGGAGGAAATCCATGCTTCCTTGCCGGCCTCAATCATCTTGATATCGTCATGCGACTGAGCGCCCGCCCAGCCGTCCAGCTTGCCGATCGATGCCCCGAGCTTATTCAGGTCGGTGCGGCTCATCTCAGCATAGGCGGCGAAGGTCTTGGCCACCAGTTCGGCATCCTTGTTGCCGGTGGTGCCGGGCTTGCCGCCCTCCTTCAGTTGCGCCATCTCGCGCATGATGTCCTTGTCAAGCTGCGTATCGCGCAAGGCTTCGACAAGATGCGGCGACTTTGCCTGGAGTTCGCCGAACAGACCGCCGATATAGCGGGCCTCATAGGCCATGTTCAGCGCTCCGACCGAGTTGCGCCCGCCTTCGACGCCCTTCTGGGTGCCTTCCAGAACGGCAAGGAGCGCCTTGCGTGGCGACATGCCAGCGTTGACGAACCCGGTGACGGTCTGGTCCAGTCGATCGCGAACCAAGATGTTGAGAGCTGCATGACGCCGCTGCATCGCAGCGGCAATCTTCGTGCGCTCCGCTTCCTTCTCGGCGAAGGACCGAAGCTTGTCCGCCATGCCTTCGATGTTGCCGCTGGCCTGTAGCGTCTGCTTGTATTCGGCCATGCGCTGGTAGGCGGCCTCGATCTCTTCGCGGTTGAGCTTGCCGCCAGAAGCAGCATGAGCAGCGCCGAAACAGGCGTCGCCGATCTTGAAGCGGATTTTCAAATCAGGCACCCCGCTACGGACTTGAGCGCTTCGGCATAGGCATCTGCCACCTCGTAATCCATGTGCGCCTGAGCCATTGTCGCTACATCCTGCTCTGTCAGCCGGCCTTCGTCCGCAAGCTGCGCGACGTCGGCTTCTTCCTTGAAGGCACCATTGTTGGCATCGACGCCATATTGAGCGGCGAGAGCCTTTGCGTCTTCGGGCTTGGCTACTGCTACTTCTGCTTGCTGGCGCCCTTCAGGGACCGGCTCCGGCTTGGGCTTGGTCGTGTCAACGGAAACCAGCGAGCGCAGCTTATTCACTGTAGCGTTCTGCCCGGCTATCGCGTCGGCTTCGCGCCTGACCTTGGAGAATTCCTGTCTTGCCGTGGCGAGCGACTTGCGGGCCTGCTTTGCCTGCTTTGTCGGGCCGATGCGGAAGTCATTCTCAGCCTTCGCGATAGCCGGCTCGCCGACGCTCTGCACGATCATGTCGCGTTCAGCCTGCAAAGCCTGGGCCCGCTTTGCATTCGGCGAGGCCGCCAATTCGTCTTCGATAGCCCGCAGCCGGTCGGCTGAAGCGGGATCGACCAGCGCTACACTATCTGACTGGCGGCGAGCTGCGATCGGTTCCTCAATCGCGGCGACGGCATCCTGCGCCTGTTTGAACTTGGCTTCGGCGGCCTGATAACGGGCGTTTAGATCGGGGCTAGACGCCAACGCCTCATTGCGAACAGCGCTCTCGAAATCTTGGAGCGGCAAAGGCCTGCTATCGATGACGCGGCCAACAGCCGTGCTACGATAGAGATCGGCACGTTCCAGCGGCGCGAACAGATCGTTAGACCTTGCTGGATTGATCTGGTCTGCAATCCTGCCAAGCGGCTCCGTCGCATTCGGCGACAGATTGACATCCTCGCCACGGACAATGGCGTCGATGCCCTCATTCAGGGCAATGCGGGCCTCCTGCGTGGTCTGGAGCGTGGCCAGGCGCTGTTCCGCCTCCGCAACATGCGCTTCCATCCTACGGCCAATAGCGCCCGCTACAGTGCCGAATGCCGAGCCGATCAAGCCAGCCGTGGCAATCTGCGAAACCAATCCCTGCCACGAGACATCATCACCGAACTGCGCACGAACTCCTGCCGTGCCTACACCGAATACTGCGGTATTCGCCGCAGCATCGAGGCCAGCGGTCAGCGCCTCGCCGCCGATCCTGCCGAACCGCCCGATGGCAGCAGCCTTGACCAGCGGCCCGCCAACCGGGATGTAGTTGATCGGATCGAGTGCCTGCCCCGCCATGCTGCCGAGGAAAGCCGCCAGGGGACGCTTCTGCGCATAGAACTCGCGGACCTTCTTCGCATCATCCATCGACGCCAGAGCCGCCGCCCGCGTCTCAGTCATGCCGGGATCGTATGGGATATCCTTTCGATAGGACGGCGATTGCTTGTACTGATCCTCCGTCAAAGCGCCCATTTCCTGGCGCTTCTTGGCGATCATGTCTGGCGTGACCCAGTTGCCCTGCAAATAGTCCTGCAGGCTGATGCCCTGGGGAACCGGCAGACCGGACGGATCAAACCCATACGGCGCTTCATTGCTCGGGGCGGGCAACGGGACTTCGTTCTGCCTCAACACGGTGCCGAGGCCGAAGCTTTCCAGCGCGCCGCCCTTGCCTTCCTCATAGAGCGTTGAGGTCAGGCTAAGCGGCTGGCTCAATGCGGAGTCGAGCAGATCGGTCTTGGACAGCGGGCTATAGGTCGGCCCGCTCATGGAATAGACGCTCACTGGCCCATCGTCCTGCGCATCTGGTTAAGCTGCTGCGCGTTGTTGCCGCCCATATCGGTTATTGGTCCTGCCGGTGTAGACGGCAGATTGCCGGTGAGCTTGAAGACGATCGGGGCACCACTTTGATCTGCCACAGCGCTATCCGTATAGGGATCGATGAACACATAACCATCGCCTGAATTGCGGAAGAAACCATTGGCGAGTATGTTCGGAATGTGGTTGGCCATCGCCGCGTTAATGACGGCATTCCCACCGGACGACTTCTGGTCTAGCGTCGAAACATCCTGCTCAAGAACCTTGTGCATGTCCTGATAACGGGATTCGGCGGCATCGACGGTCGGATAGGATGGCCAAGAATCCAACCCGCCTTCCTTGATGGAGCGCTCTACCGCAGCATGTGGAGACAGAAGCTTTCCATCCCACACGGTCGGGAAGTTATAGGTGCGCCCCTTGATATCGACGCTGGTCTGGTAGAGCGTCGAAACGCTGCCATCCTCGTTCCTGACAAAAGTGTGGTTGTTAAGATTGTCGAGATGGTGCTGATAAAGGTGCTGCTCTTGCGGCGTCAGTTTCAGTGCCGGCATCTGCTTGGCCGATGGCCATTCGGTTGGGACAGTTGCGGCACTCTTAAGCGCCGTTTCCACATCGGGAAGCTTGGACGACAGTTCGGTGATGACCGCGCCCTTGTCCTGTGACGCCGGGACAAGGATCTGCATGTGGCCCTGGTTCACGATCTGCACATCGCCATAGAGGTCTTTCGACACGCCCGCGATAGCTTGGTCCATCGTCTCGCCATTGCGAAGGCGGATGTTGACAGCGTTGTTGATGAGCTTCGAATCCCGCTGCGCGCGGGTGTAATTCTCAGCCGTGCCGCTGGACAGACCGTAGTAGATGTCGCCGATCTGGCCCTGATCCATGATCGAGGCTTGCACAGCCTGATCGATTGCGGCCGGCTTGATATCGCCCGGGATATTGCCAGCAAGTTCCTTCGGGTTGACCATAGCCGCCTGGAATAGACGCTGCGCTGCCGCCGTATCACCACGAGAAAGCGCCTCAAAAGCGCCCTGGGTGACATCAGGCAAGCCTTGCTGCACCATCTGGTTGAACAACATCTGGCGCTGGCCAGGGTCCGGCGTCGCCATGATGACGCTGGACACTGCGCCGATACGATTGGCCTGTGGCTGCGTCTCGTCCTTGAAGGCGTCAACCGCCGACTGCGCGATCTGCTTCGGCAGCGGCATGACGTTCTTTATGCCAAGCTGCTGCTGTGCTGTGATAGAGGCTGCAACCGGCGCTTGATAATTCCCCTGCGCCTGCGCGTCGCTCCACTTCTGGTTGACATCGGGGAAGGCTTGGCGAATGTAGTTCGCCGGGTCGGCCTCGCGCGCCTTGATGGTGGTCTCCTGCGCGTCCTGGAGGGTCTTATAGCGAGCCGCCTCAAGCGCCGCATTGTCCCCGGATGATGTGGGCTTGGCTGCGTTCACCATCTGCTGAATATCGCCAGCTGACATGGTGCGCATGTCGTAAGCCTGCTTGTTCGTCTGCATGGACGCGACGAAATTATCGTAGCGTGAAGCGCCTTCCTGTGGCCCGTAAGCCTGGAAGAACTGCTCTGAGGTTGGCATGGTGCCGGTGTACTGGCCTGTCGAAAGCATCGCTGCCGGGCCATTGGTGGTCGCAACATCGATGTTGGCGCGCGTCTCGGCTGCGATCTGGTTGTTGCGGGTGTCAACCTCGTTGTTGATGACCGCGCGCTGTTCTGGTGAGATTGCCTTGTACCAGTCCGGGTTATCTCCGGCGCCCGCCTGATGGATGGCCTTCGCCATGGTGGCGTCTGCCCAGTCCTTGACCTGGCCAACGGTCTTGCCGGCCAGGATCGAACGATTGGCAGCAATAGCGGCGGGACTGAAGACAGCGCTCGTCGGAGTGTCGGGGGATGCCTTGCCGACTTTCTCAGCAACGCCATAGCCGCCGAAGTGAGCGAGATAAACTTCACCCGGCGTAGGATCACGCCCAAGGTCGCGCTTCAGGCCTGCGATGTTGTCAGCCGTCAATCTGGCGCCTGCATCCGCATTGGCTTCGGCATCAAACTTGTTACGCAGATGATACTGGGCAGCCGTACCATCAACGAACTGGAACAGGCCGCCAGCCGAGGATGTGCTCGCCTTGGCGTTCGGGTTCATCCCGCTTTCGATCTGGGCAATGCCGAGAGCGATTGCCGGCGGTACGCCGTGCCTTGTTGCTGCTGCCGCTACAATCCCCGCAACCGGACCCTTCGGCTTCGAGATGATCGAAGGATCTTGTTCAACCGCGAGCTTGCCGCGCGAGAACTCGGCATCCTCGATATAGGCCTTGCGGCGGGCTTCTGCGGCATTGGGGTCGAGAAGCCCCGATGCCTTGCCGGCCTGGATTGCCCCGGCGATATCGGCCTTGGCCTTGGCCCTTACATCTGGCGGGGTGGCCGGATCGACGTAGAGCCGGCGATTGGTCTCAAGCGCGTTGTCGAAGGCAACCGTCTCAGCCTCACGCTGCACCGTGACGCCATGGTCGTTGATGCCATTGGTGACGCGGAAGGCGTCCGTTCCTGCACCGATAGACCAGCGCGCGCGCATCTGCGGATCGCGGATGAGGTTCGCTGCGTTGGAGACAACATCGTTCGTCTGCGCCGTTGCGCGCTTGTTGTAGGTCGAATAGTCGGGATCGTTCTTGAACTGGTCCTGGACTTCAAGCAGGCCCTTGGTTTTCTCCGCCTCGGCGCGTGCGATATCGACCGTGTTCTGCTGGTCCTGGGCTTGCTTGGCGGCGGCGGTTATGCCTGCCCCGAGATCGGCAACGCCACGGCCGATCGCGCTCGTGTCATACGAGGCGATGGCCCTGCCCGAGCGGAAGTTTTCCGGGCCTGACAGATCAACGGCGGTTGGAAGGCGAGCCATGCGTTACCCGAACGTGCTTGAAATGCCTTTGGCCAATCCGCCAAAGCCGCTGAAGACAGAGCCGAGCAAGGAAGCCTTGCCTTCTGCCCGCTTGCCCTTGGCGCTGTCCCTGAGCCCCGCAGCACGGGAATAGCCGCCATACATTGCCGACTGGGCGTTATATTCGGACGTGCCCGCTGTCTGGCCCATCAACTTGACGATGGTCGGCGCATCCGTGCCGGCGCCGGCACCAGAGGCAGCGGCAAGAGCCTGGGCGCGGGAATTCAGGATCGCCCCTTCCCTGCGCTTGGCCAGCGCATCACGCTGGGCGGCTGCGGTCTCTTCCCTCGCCTTCATGTCCATCTGCTGGGCTTCGAAGTCGGCAGCACTCTTTTGCGCCTGCCCGGCTGCAATGGTGCCGGCCGTGGAAACAGCGGTCCCCAGAAGACCGATCAGTTCAAGTCCCGACATCAGCAGACCCTCAGATATCGCATCGGTGAACCTCTTCGCCGTTTTCCAGCGCGTAGAACTTGAAGCCGGTCAGTTTGAGCAGCCGTGGCGATGTCTCGTATTGCTGGTCACGAACCGTGAAGACGTGGCTCTCGCCGAGCTGCTTGGCCTTACGCAGGAGCAGCCTTGCCATGTTGATAACCGGCCTTGCGTATTCCGGCTTGGAGTCCAGCACCGTGAACCACAGCCAGCACCGATCACTACCCCAGGCCAGCCCGCCAGACCCGACGAATGCTCCGTCATCCATGCCGACGTAGGCGACCGCCGGCCAGTCTATCGTGACGTTGAGCGCCACCGCGATCTGATGCGGATCGGCAGGATGGATGGTGAGCATCAGCCGTTGGTCGTAACCTGGAGGACCATCGAAATCAGCGTCATGGTGTTTGGCGAACTGCACTCGATGCAGACGCGGCTATCAGTGTCCCATTCGCCGGGGAAAACGAAAGGCTCTTCATCGTTGATGTCGCTGAGAACGATAGCCGAAGCCGTGGTGTAATTCTCAAGGATCGGAAGCGGAAACAGGGGGCGTTCGGCATTGTCGAACTGCGATCCATAGCGGACGCCTGCCCGAACGAAATCCGTCATGATCAGGCCAACCTTATCGACCTTCTTGTTTTGCAGCATGGCCGTGCCTTCGGCGGCCCCATAGGCGAGCTTGGCCGACTTGTAGCGAGCCGTGTAGGGAAGCCCGGCCACCCAATTGGTAACAGCCGACCCAACCGTGATATTTCCACTCCCGTTCACTGTGTAAGTGTTCGGCACGGTATAACCGTCGACCGTGGTGTTCAGAGGGGCACCGTCAGCCCAGACAACCACGCTTTCGCCGATGAGGTGCGTCCCAACGTTGATCGTTGTCGATGCCGGCGAGTTGACGCCAGTCTTGAAGGCATCCATGACCTTGCACAAGGTCGATGGCTTTACCTCGGTGTCCAGCGCCATCTTCTCGATATAGCGAACCGTCGATCCGTTGATGGTGCGATTGACGACGAAATATGCCCTGTCCTGATCATCTGCGGGCAGCACGGCGGCGCTTTCGAAGGTGCCGTCAGTCACGACCGGGATGAAGGCCATAACCTGCTCCAGCGGCTCGTAAACGACACAGACACAGGAGCCGTCGTCCATGATGATCCAGATGCGCGTATCGGGCCGGCGCTGCACTGCCAGGGACTTGACGCCACCGGCGAACAGGTCGGTCGCCAGCTTGCTCATCTGTGTGGCGTTATAGTCAGAGTTCGTTCCGTCAAACGACAATTCATACAATGCTTTGCCAGAGCGATCGACGAACAGTCCCCGGCTGTCAATGCGGGCAGGGTCGACAGCCGACGCCCCGGTGGATGACGAATCCTTGATCGACAGGTTGGTAGGTGTCAGGGGTTCATCGAGCGATGACGATTTGCATGTCGAGACAGCGCCTTCCGTGCCGATCAAAAGGCGCTGGAGGGCAAGTAGCCATTGAGTGTCATTGACGCCGCCGGTAGCAATGGAACGGGATATAGGACCGCTATCGCCTTCGGTCTCATCGTCGAAGTCTTCGAAGCCGTCCGAGACAGAACCCCAGATTCGATCCGATCCGGACCACCATAGGCGCCCTTCAGCGAACGTGACGGCGGAAGGCCATATCTGGTTTTCCGACCATTCGCATTCGCGCCAATCGTCGGTAGCTTTCGACCCCTTGAACGGGCTCAGGATTTCGATATCGACCGAAGTGGCGCTGTTGTACGCTGTAACGCGGCAGACACCAGAGCCGCCACCACCATCATAGCTGGCCGCGATGGTTGCGGAGCCGGACGTGTACGCCCCCGGCTCGAACCCTATCTTGTACCAGATGATGGCGTTGTCGTCGTCTTCTTCATTGTTGTAGGTCGCATTCGCGGTGATGTCGACGATCGACGAGTTGTCTTCCCTCGGGAACTGCTTGAAGCCCTTGTCTTCGCCGTCAAACGAGCGATAGCACCTGAGCGTCCCGACCCAGGTTCCTGTGATCGTATACGTCCAGTTGCGGTCGTCGTATTTCAGCACGCCTGCGTTGTCACCGACGCCCGTAACCTTGAAGGGATCGGTGTATTGGCCTTCTCCGGACAATATCGTCGAGCATGAGAACCCGCTATGCGTCAGCGAAAACAGCGTCCCGACATGGTCCGAATTGAAGAATGCAGCGGAGGCGGTCAGCGTCCCGTTGCCCTCCGTCACGCTTGGGGTGAGCTTGACGGCGCGGGTGCGACCGACCGTAAACGGGCCATTGTTCGGCTGATAGCGGACTACAGACCAAGATCTGGTGGAGCGCCTTTCAATGCGCTGTGGCCGGTAGCCATCACAGGCGACGAACACTACGTCGGCGGACTGGGCAAAGCGCATCTTGTCGAGATCGGCCTGAAGCCATGGCGTCGGCAGGCTCATCACGCCAGCGGATTCCAGGGTGATGCTGTCGACGCGCTTCAGTTGCTCTAGTTCGGAAATCCACTGGATGTAGAATGCGGCGCCAGATGGCGTGAAGGCCAGGGAATGAGTGCCGGTGCGCAGGATGGTTTCGTTGATATACTCGTCACCGCCAGCCGTTGACCCAACCCGCAAGGTGACAGGGCCACGCTCAATGACGATGCGCAGCGCGTGTTCGGTGCCGATCTCGTTGACGGTGACGGTCTGTGTGGCCACAGCGCGCGACCCGCGACCAAGCGCCGTGAGATTGAGATACCCGCCCGATATCGTGACCGTCGCGCCCGTCGTGGGTGACTTTGTCCAGTTGGTATCGGAAGAGAAATCGCCCGTCCCAATGACGGCAGTAACAGCCGGGCGCGTCACCAGGACATCGTCCACCTTGACACGGAATACCTGGTCGGTGAACTCCATAAGCGCGGCATCGGTGGCGCCGAACACGAACTCCTTGAGCCGGCAGACGTGGTTGCTGTCCGTAGTCGAGATGTATTCCAGCCCCGGACGCATGAAGGCTGGGCCACTGGTCAGGGGAAGCAGATTGGTCTGTGTCTCTGCCGCCAGGCGCATGCGCTCCAGATCGACGCGCGGCAAGTGCTTCTTGTCTTGGACGCCGACATTGAAGGCTTGGAGATAGGTGTTGACGCGAGGCATCAGAGACCGCGCCGCGTTCCGGTGAGAGAACCACGGCGAAGCCTGGACTTCACCAGCCGTCCGGCAGGGCTTCGCGCCACGCGCTCGTCAACGGCATCAAGTGTCTTGGCCTCGGTGAGGAGGCTCTTGAACAGATTGAACAGGTCGTTGCGGTTCGACTTGTCGGATGAGAGCGGAAGACCGCACTGAAACGCCATGTAGCAGGCAAAAGCCTGTGCGAACGGCTCCCGCCATGCGCCGACGTTCCAGCCATAGGCAGTATCGTTCGAGATGTAGCGGACATAGAGCGTGTCCGAATCCGCGTACCAGTAGCCGGCTTCGTCCGCGAAATCCTCGAACCCATCCTGAAAAGTCGGGTCGGTGGAGATCGAGGCAGTGCGAACCCAATCTTCAGGTTGCGAGAATGCATACTGGTAGCCGAACAGCGGCTCGACATCCTCGTCTTCCGACAGTTGGGCCGTGCGGATGGCGAAGTTCCACAGGCCCTTGGCGAGCATGTAGTCGCCCGTCTCCTGCCAAACATCGTCCAGCGCACGACGTGCTGGGCTGGCCTCGGTCAGGCTCGACAGGCTGGCAGCGTTGCCGAGATAGCGCAAGGCCGCCTTGTAGATGCCGAGACGTGATGCCATGTCAGATCTCGCATTTCATGGTGATGATGGCGCCGCCAGTTGCGTCGTCCAAGAGAGCCGCAACCTCGACCGCTTTGGCTGCGTCTGCGCCCATATGCATCGCTGCATTTGCGGCTGGGCCGCCCGAACCCCAAGCACCGAAATCCGGCTTGATGTCGAACGACGCACCAGCTTCGTAGATGGTCAGCGTTCCATCCTTGCGCAGGCGGATGACGGTGGATTCGGCTAGGGGCGGCTCGTCGCCCTGTTCCCCGTCTTTCAGCCACCGAACAAACTTGGTTGCCTCAGCGAGCGTGCCGCACAGAGCGGCAACTGTGCCATCAGGAAGGCGGTGCAGTTTCTCGGCGGGATATGGATAAAGCCAGCCGTTGCTGCCCGCCAGGCTGTCTGCCGCCATCACGCCCCAGCGATAAGCTATCGTCGTCACGCGGCGAGACCTTGCGCCTTCGCGGCATGGTCATGGGCCGCCTTCACTGCGTCGGCTCGGGTCTTGTGATCCTTGCTGACCACCAGATGAGGGTCATTCGTCAGAGCCCGCCATTTGTGCGCCGGGGCGAAGCTGACAGTGTAGCCAGCCGGCGGCATGGGTGCGTCTTCAGGAACATCGTCCGGCTGTTCGACCAGCTTGGCCTTCGGGACAGCGCCGGTCAGGTCGACAGCATGCAGGATGGCCGTTTTGACAAAGCCGATACCGGTTTCGGTGACCAGCAAATGCAGGCGCCAGGTATGGTCTTCCGGGGCCACGATTACCTCATCGTGGACCTTGACCTTGGAATGGACATGCGCCCAATTGCCGGGCACGGCGACCTCTTCCATGGTCATCGTATTGGGAACGATCATGCGACGCAGCGAGCGGGTCTGAGCGGCATCGTCCAGTCGGGTCTGCGCAGGGATTTTCATGTTTGCCTCATGGGTTGGAGAGCGGTTCGGGGGCCAGCGCAATCTGGCCAGCCCCCTCGACCGCAACGGAGGCAACGCCGCAGCCGAAGCCGCAGAGTTGCGTATCAGGTAATCGCGGTCGGGGCCGCGACAGTCGCTGCCGCGCCGGAGACCGACGCGACCTGATAGCGCTTGTATTTGGCGGTGCCGACATTGATGGCGTCCACCAGATCGCCGACGCGCATGCCCTTCGTCACGCCATCCGAGAAGTAGCTGGCGCCAACGACAGTGGCATCAGCATCCGGAGTAGCGTTGAGATAGAGAAACACGCGCGGCATGGCACCACCCACCGGGTTGATGACCATCGCGAGGTTATCTGCAACATAAGCCATGGGTTCGTCTCCTTACGTGGCAACGAACGCCGAGCCGTCGTGAGTCCATTTCACGATGCCGGTGTTCTGGAGGATTTTTGCTCCGTGGAAGACGGACGCGCGAGACCAGGACGTGTCCTGCTTCTCGTCGTAGCCGATGGCGATCTTCTCTTCGCCCACGTTCACCGCGTAGCCGATGGCGTCACGGTGGAACAGGTAGCAGATTTCAGCAGCGGTACCGAGACCGGTCACGCGGCTGGAGACTGCCCAGTTGATGCCCATCCAGCGGAAGAAGCGACGTGCCGCCTGTCCGAGCGGCTTCACATCCACATAGTCGCCCGAAGCGAATTCGGTCGTCTGGATGAGGTAGCCACGGAACGCCGGCGAGATGATCGCGAACATGTTGTTCTCGTCTTCCACCGGAATGTCGGCATTGCCCAGAATGGCCTGAGCGCCAGCCACCATCTGCAGCGACGCGGTCTGCGCCGTCGACGGATAGTCCTGGGTAGCGTTGGCCAGTTCGGCGAGCAGCGTGAGATCGATGTCGCGGTTGATGACCGCCATCGACGCATTCTGCATGACGCGCTTCTGGTCGCCCTGCGAGGCGAAGATGTTGAACCCGGTCAGCTCGTACGGAGCGTGCTTTTCAACGAGCGTGGCCGTGTTCTGGTTGTTCGTGGGATTGCCGTACGGGATCTGCCCGTTGGTTCCACGGGTGACTGCGGTATCAGTACCGGAGCCGGAGACGAGGAAAGTGGCCTGGTTGCCACTGATCACCGCTTCCTTGGTCGTCATGGCCTTGAGCAGGCTCACGCGCTGCTCGAAAGCCCCAACGAACTCCTTGCGGTACTGAATCATTGCGGCTTCGATAGCCATGATTCAATTCCTTTCGAGGTTGTGAGGGTTTTGGAGCCGCTGTCGTGCAGGGTGGCCGAAGGCGTTCCCGGAGCCTTTGCAGGGGTGGCCGGGTTGCATCGGAGCTTCACGTCATAGGCAGTTGGAGTTGCTGGGCTGGAGCCGTTTCCGGGGTGGCCAGTCGAGCAATAAAAAGGCCCGCCGAAGCGAGCGTCTTATCCGCCGACAGATGTCAGGGAATTCTATTTCTTGCGCTTGAGTTCCTTTTCGAGAATGGCGGCGTATTCCTTGTCCAGGCCCTTCTCGTAGTACTCATCAGTGCCGATGATTTTTTCGATCTCTTCCTTGCGCTGGGTGTGCTTGCGCTCGCTGTCACTGGTGGTGAACGCGACATCGCCGAACTTCTCGCGCCCCATGTCGGCGGCCCATGCAATGAACTCCGGGTTGTCACCCAGGCGCTTGCCGTCGACGCGGGCCTCTGCCCACTTCGCGCCGATGCCTGGAACGCTTTCGATCCAGCGATGCGCGATTGTGGTGTTGGCCTTGTATTCGCCGTGCGCCCAATCCTTGCGTAGCGCTTCTTCAGCATCCTCGGAAGCGATCTTGTCGGCCTCGGACTGCTTGGCCTGTGCCGCCTCCACCATGTCGACGTACCATTCGGACGCGATTTCGACGACATCGGGCCGAGCGCCCTTCTTGTGGGCGAACTCGGTGAAGCTGGACAGGATAGGCTTGTCCTCATCGACCATGCGCTTCTGCACGGTCTCTGGCAGCTTGTAGCCGGACGGCTCGTCAGGGATGCCTTCAGCCTTGCGCCATTCGGCGAGCGCCTTTTCATCCTTGCCGTCTGGCTTGGCCGGGCGCTTCAGGCCCGTGCTGATCGTGGCCTGTGCTTCACGCAGAGCCCGCGCAACGCCCTTGGGTGAGCCGTAGCGCGAGATGGCCTTGGCGACATCTTCGTCACCGGATGCCATTTCCTCGCGCCAGTTGTCGCCCCATGGGGACTTTGGCTCTGGTGCCGGATCGGGGGCGGGATCGCCACCTGCCGGCTTGGGCGCTGGGTCTGGTTGGGGAGCCGGTCCCGGCGCGGGATCGGGTTTCGGGTCGGGGTTGGGCGGGTCGATTACTGCCTCGGTCATTCCGGTGCCTCTTGCCTCTTGCCTCGAACTGGTTTCGGCGGCTTACCCTCGACTGCCTTGAGGGTTTCCGGCCGAAGCATCTTGATGATCTGAGCGCCGACGAACCGCCTGCCCTCTGCAAATGCCGTGGCGTGGCTGTCATTCTTGCGATAGCTCAGGTCGTAGTAGTTGCTGGCCTGGTTGATGATCCAGTCCATTGCCGTCTGCTGCTGGCCTTCGTTGGCCTTGCCGGCGATCACGGCTCTAATGGCCATGAGGATGTCTTTGTCGTAGGGCGCGGGAGCGTGGGCTTCCATTACCAGCCCAGCGCCTTTGCAATCGCCGCGCAGACAACGATGTAGGTCAGCACGATAGCTAGGACGATGCCGCCGACGAATGCCGCAACGATGAGCATAATCGCTACTGTTGTGCTCATTGCATGCCGTCCGGCAGAATGAGGCTTGTGTTGGCCATGCTCGACGTCATTGCGGAGAGTCCGGAATCGACGTTGGCCACCGCCATTTCGCGAAGCTGGCGCCGATTTACACGACCCTTGCCTGCACGAGCGATAGCACACCCGAGCGTGAAGCCCAGAACGCCTATGATGTCTTCTTCCGACATTGGCGAGGTGGACGTTTGAATCCTGATAGCCTCACCAACAGCCATCATCAGCCGTTCGTGGCTCTCGCCGACCTTCACTTTTCCGATAGCCATAGTTGCCTCCTATGGGTGTTTCAGTTCTTGCTTCAAAAGCTCCGTGATGCCGGTCGATGTTTCACGTGACATATCAGGCGCCGATACACAGCTCGCAAGCTGAACGGCCATCAGTACAAACACCGCCGTCAGGAACTTCACGCGGCCACCGCTGGCGGCTGGATCATGCCGGCCTGCTGGAGAGCCACGGAGGCATCGGCAACGCTTTTGCCCACTTCAGCACCGCCCTTGAGCGCTGCTGCCGCCTGCGTGAGGCCATCAACCTGGTTGGCCGCGTCTGCCGCGTCCTGTTGGGTCTGTTCATCATTGAACCAGTCGGCGGGCGCCTGAGTGCCGCGAACGGCATCCTTGGTGGCCTTCTTCCAGTCGACGAGGGTAGCGACCGTCTTGTCGATGTTGGCCGCACCAGCAACGATCTGAAGCGATTCCTGGAATGCCTGCACGTTCTGCCTGCCCTCCGCCGTGTTGAGCGGGCCTTCGAATGTGAATGTTACATCCCGTTCGCTCAGCGCCTTGGGCATCTCGTCGATCTTGAAGGCGTTGTTCCTCACCGCCATCTGGAAACCGATGTCGAGCAAGGGGAGATGGTACTCGCTCTCGATCGGCCCGGTGAACGGCAGGATGGCGCGGCGGTATTCCTCAAGCCTGGCCTGTGTTTCAAAGGCTGTCTTCTGCTGTGGCGGCAGCGTGATCTTGTTGAGCAGGAAGGCTTCCGCGATCAGGCTGCGGACATCCTGCTTCAGCTCCATGCCGAAGCTCAGGCCGTTCGAAGGCTGCTCCGTGAAGATGGCATCCTGGATCTTCTGATCGGCCTCAAGGTCCACATAGGTCATGCCGCCGGCATAGCGGTTGATCGCATCGCGGAAGATTTCCCCACGGGCGAACATCGGGGCGTCAACGGCCTTCTCGCCCTGCTCCAGAAGGATGCGGGCTAGGGATTGAAGCATGCGCCCATCAGGCAGCGCGTTGATCGTGGCGGGGCTGAATGCCTGCGGAAAACTGGACACGGTACGCCAGCGCGGAATGACGTAGTTGAACACGGGCAGCGGGCCCTCGCCCAGCACGGTCTCGTGTTCACAGTCGATGTAGAGCGAGCAAAACAGGCTGTCCTTGTACTGGCGCCGCTTGGCCTTGTCGTCGCCATAGATTTCCTCGAACGGGAGGACGATATGGCGGACCTTGAATTCCTTGGACGGCTCTTTCTCGGCCGCCGTCAACACGTCCTGGTGCAGGTTCTTTGCCCATGCCTTGCGCATTTTCATGTTGCGCGCCGTCATCGGCATGTTGCGCTGGTTGTGGTCGATCTTGCCGACCGCATTGAGCATCCAGGCGCATTCCTTCGGATGCCAGGTGCGGAACAGGAAATGCGAACGATCCGGGCTTTCCTCAACCGACAGGACAGGATTGCCGAACGTCACCCAGTCATGGTCGGCTTCGTTCGTGGCGCGGACGAAATTGGCGCGGCGGTCATAGACCAGCCGGCGGAAATGATTGGTCGCATACTCCAGCCAGCGGGCATTGGCAGGGTCTTCGTCGATCTCATCGAGCCCGGTCTTGACCGCGAACCATTCGCCCTGCCGAAGCAATGCTCCAATGGTGTTACCCAGTGTTTCACGTGACTGGACCGGGAACGACTCCATCAGGTTGACAGAGAAATCATCGCCCAGCGTGAAAGTCTGGGTGAAATCCGCGCGCATCGGATAGAAATTCTCGGCGATCTCCTGACACAGCGAATCCCACTGCTCCTTCTTGGAGAACAGCTTATCGCCGATAGAGACCAATTCCTTGGCGCGGGTGTCCATCAGGCGTTAGCCTGCCGATCCGAGCAAGGAGTTGCCGTAGCTAGCTGTGCCAGCCTCACGGCCACCGGCAGGACGCGACAACACGGTTGAGGCCCGACCGGTGCGGGAAGCGATCATCTGCTTCTGGCGCTGGTCTGCAGCCTTTGCTGCGGCATCGTCCGGAACCGGCATGACCGGTGTGGGCTCAGGCTTTGGCGTACTCGGCTTGCCGAATAGGAAGCTCATCACGCTCTCCTTTTTTTCATGGTTGAATGGCCAAGGTTGACAGTTGGCGATCGACGGGTACCAATGCCGAATTCAGGTTTGGTCATTGCCGGGAACAGCGAAGCCAGTCCCCAGATCATTGCATCGGCGCGATCTGGCGATCGGGAGCCGACATATCCAGCCGTGGTCATTGCGCAAAGCTGGTCTTCCAAGTCCGGGAAGATGCCAACCAGCGAAACCTTCTGTTGCTCGAACAGCGCGGCGATGGGCTCTGCCCGGACCACTTTGCCCCGGCTTGCCTTCACCGCCCTGTAGGGTATCGATATGCCCTGCCTTGCCCCGGCTGAGCGCACTATCTCGGCGACCATCGCGCCGCCAAAGTTCTCTTCGGCGACGATGGCGTCCGCCTCATGCCGTTGGTAGGCTGAAACGGCAGCATCGCCCCATTGAGCCGGCGCCATTCGCCCGGAAATGTCTTCCAGAATGTAGCCTCGGCCATCGCGACCCAGACCACACACGACAAGCCCGACTTCATCGGAGCGCTTGTCTTCCTCACCAGAGACTCCGGAGGGATCAACCGCAACCACGATGCGCGCCATTTCGGGCAATTCACCGTCGACAATGCGCTGCTGGTCCAGCAATTCCAGCGTCCACAGGGCCGAGTCTGCCATGTCGGCGAACTGGCCAAGCCAGAAGCGACGCCGCATGGCTTCCGACATCCCTTGAAGCTCCTCCAGATACGAAGCCGGTAGATTGGCCTCGTTGTCCCTTGGGTTCATGGTGATGGCGGCGTAATTCGCCGGGTTCGCTAGTGCCGTTCTGCGGTCGGGGTCCTTCTTTTCAACGAAAAGTTTGTACGTCCAGTGCGCCATGCCCGGCGGGTTACAGTCGTAGTATGCTTTCAGCCGAAGCGGCGTCTTCTGCGCTAGGCGGGTGATCGCCATGCTGCGGGAGGCGTATGGGATCTGCGAGCACTCATTCAGGTAGAGCGTCGCATATTCCTGCCCAAGAATCTTTTCTGTACGCTCCTTGTCATCCAGCCCGCCGAACCAGATTTCCGACCCGTTTGGCAGGGAAAGATACCAGTCCGACTTATCAAGCTTGCAATTAGCCCCAACACCGGGGAAACACCGCTCCAGCGCGGTAGGCAGCGTGTCGAGGATGATGGATGCCTTGATGTGGTTGAACCGATAGCGCAGCATCGCATGCCGGCTTTTGTGGGCCAGCGCTCGAATCAAAATGGCCCGGACGAAGCCGAAGGTCTTCCCCGAGCGAGAGCCACCATACGCCATGATGTGCGTAGCGTCTGACGCGAGAAGATCGATCTGTGCCTGTTGCTTCTTGTGAAGCTGGAACGGCTCGGAGCTTCGTTGGACGTTGCCGAGAATTTCCGTCCACTCGCCAATCTCTGTCAAAGGATTGCCGCGTCCCTTGTGCCGATGACGACGGTAACGGCAACACCCGCCGCAGCCTTCTCTTCATCGAGGAGTTTGTGCAGCTTGGCCTTCCCCATGATGGCGGAGACCGCAGCCGCCGCACCTTTCGGATCGGCCATTGCGTGAGAGCGAGCTTTTTCCAACTCATTGGTTAGGGAGCCGACCGACACTAACGCGATCTCTCGCGCCATTTCTTGAAGGTTGACAATCCTTGCGGATACCTTGGGGTCCGCCACGAGACGGCTGGCCTCGCTCCAAATGGTCTCCGGCTTGGTGTCCACGCTCACATCATATGAGCGCCGGTAGGCTTCGGAGGCGTTCCCTGTCTCAACGTATGCGAGACAGAATGCCTCCTGCTTTTGCGTCAATCCTTCCGACGACATGGCTTGTTGCCTCCAAGCCGGTTACGTGCCTGTGACCGCTGAGAGCGCGTCCAGGACTTCCTGTTGCGTCTCTTGCCTGGCCTTCTTCTCTGCTACCGAGACAGCCAATGCGGTCTGGCGGCGCGCTTCCTCCTGGGCCTTGCGTTGTTCTGCAGGGTTGGATTGGGCGCGCCGCTTGGCGAGTGGGTTCATTAGGCGTTCTGGAGCGTGGACGAGATGATGCGCTGGCCGCCGGGGAGATAGAGGCCGAGGAATGCCGCTTCGGTGCCGGTGTCCGTCCAGGTCAGGGCGATCACGCCAGAAGTGGTCGAGATGGCCTTGAAAACCTTCTTGGCGACGATAGCCAGAAGTTTGCCCGAGGCGCCGATGGCGATACCGGTGGAGCCACCAGTCGCCACGAAGTCGGTGCCGCCCGAGTTGAGCAACATCACGATATCGACGGTTTCAGCATAGTCTATGGCGTTGCCGTGAACGTCCTTGAGCGTGATGGTGATTGCGCGCTGGTCGGCGCCCGGGGTGCCTTCGGCAGAAACGGTGATCGATGCATCGACGCATTTCGGCGTGATGTCGATGACTTGGGTGGGCTGCTGCGATGCCATCTGGCCGTAGGCGCCGAGGCCTACGCGCTTGCCCATGAGGGCCTTGTATGGACGGGGCTGAGTGGTCATTGTCGGTTGTCCTTTGTTTTGACCATGAAAAAGCCCGCACGAAGCGGGCGGCTACACTGCTCTGAGGCAGGATTTCAGGATTTCAGATCGCCAGGGATGACGGCCCACTCGATAGCGGACACATGCGCGGTGACATTGAGGCGAATCGTCGTCATGGCCGGCGATTCCCAGACGTTGGAATAGTCAGCCGTGATGCCGGTAACGACTTTGATCCAGTTCCCGGATGGCATCTTCTCTTCGATGTCGACCGAGCCGGAGCCGAAGTCCATCTTGATGGCGAATTTATAATTCGGCCCAACTGCCGTGAGGGCGCCCGTGCCGCTTGTGGTACCTGTCGCCATGGCTGGCTCCTATGTCGTCATTGCTTGCAATTGGGCGTCGGTAAAGGTCAGGTTCGCGCCCATGGCAAAACGCTCGTTGATGCCGTAGATCGAATTGGCTCCTGCACCGTTCGTGCCGAGGTCGAAGTGGTCGAGCGCGGTTTCGAGCGTTGCCCCGGTGCCGGCATTGCCCAGCACACCATTGGCTGCGACCTTGATCGCCCCTCCCGCCGTGACGTAGCCGGCAACCTTGTTGACTTGGCTAAGCCCGGTGCGCCAAACGCTGTCAGCGGTCTGCGAGGTGCCCGGCCCATCGGAGAACTTAACCGCCCCGCCAGCTCCTGTGGCGAGGACAGAGCAGAAGACGCCGGTCGCGCCGGTGATGATGAAGGCCCCGGTTGCGCGTTCGCTACGGCCCTGCCAATAGAAAGCGAAAGCCCCCTGCGCGACGAAGATCATCGTGCCGGCGTCGGCGATGTCGGCAGACGGCCTGGACTGTGACCCGAGGATTGTGGCCGAGGTAGTTGCAATTCTATACTGGTTGCGTACCAGCAGCGAGTTCGGCGGGTTGGAGTAGATGTTGACGAAGTCCACATCCACAGCGTCGCCGGACGTTTGCAGCCTGATACCGACTACGGGGTTCGTGACAGCCGCCTGGGATGCGACAACCTGCGAATACACACCAGAGCCAGGCGTTACCGAGAACCATGTGGTTCCACCGTCCACGGTGACATCCACGCCTCCCGTGCCCGTTATGCGCCGGAGGTCCAATTGGATCAGGACGGTAGAGGATGCAAGAGTGATCGATTGCAGCCATGTGGCGTTAGCGCCGGAAGCGGTCAGGCGAGTGGCTGCGTTTGCTACGCCGTCTGCACCTGTCGAGGTTTTAGCCGAGGTTCCCCCGCCGCCACCAGAGACCCAGACGACGTTAGTCAGATCCCTGGCCCAGAGATTCCGACAGGTCCCATAGGAGGGGTATTGGTAGTGCCCCGCGTTGGTTCGGCGAAGACCAGCACTTGCTTGAAGGACCAGAGTCCCTGAAGCATTGGGGATATAGGTCGCCGTGACGTTGTTAGGGTCGCGTAACGGTCTGCCATCGTTAGTGTTGTTGCCGTAAACCTGCCCCGGCCCAGACGGAACCTTGGATGTCCCAGCCACGAAATCGATGTCATAGGCAAAATCGGCAATCGTGCCTGTCAACGGCGCAGAGCCGTAGGCGCCGGTGAGCGGGCCGTAAACCGGGCTTCGGAGTTGGCTCCTGATTGGAGAGCGTAACAGCGTCATACGCCCCTCGCGAACCTAGAGGCCTTACGCAGCCGGCGGGAGCAGCGCGGCGAGCGCTTCGTTCTGTGCCTTGAACTTTGCGGCGATATCGGCTTCGGAAGCCTGTGACGCCTCTAGATCAGCCTGCTTTGCGGCTGCATCTGCCTGGGATGTGGCAAGATCAGCCTCAAGCTGGGCAATGCGGGCTTCAGCTTCCGCCGGGGCGCCGATCGCGTTGGATACCTTCGCGATGTTCGCGGCCAGATTGTCGAGTTCGGCGTTGAGGGCGGTGAAGTCAACGGCAGCCATGGGCTTTGATCCTTGAAAGAGCCAGTGGAGGAATTTGAAAAGCATCAGCCGAACTCGCGAAGCAGTTCGATATGGTCTTCCAACAGTTTGATCACCGCCGGAATGGGCATGCTGGCTGCGGCCAAGTTTATGGAGCAATCAATGAACTGCCTTGACTGCTCTGCCAGGAAAAGTTCGGTTTCGCGCTGGGCGATGGAGTCTATCTGGCGGGGTTCAGGCATGTTCAGGGCAATAGGTTCCACGCAACGAACCCGAGAAAGCCCGCGATCATTCCAATCGGGAATGCGTAGGCAGGAAACGACAGGCTTAGGAAAGCTGTCAGTGCCAAAGTCCCTACCACTATCGCAAGCGCCTTCGCCGCCAGCCACAGACAGGCCAAGAGGACGGCCCGGATCGGCGTAGGCTCTGGCGGGGATACCTTCATAGCAAAGGACGGGCGCACGATGCGATGGCCGTATCTCACGCCGGCACTGAGGTTGTCACCAGCCATCTCCTCGCTGCTCCTGGGTAGCTTGCAGGCTGCCGATCCTCAGATCAGCTCTTATCTGTGGCCATGCTGGTTACAGCGAGGTCCGCGGCTCTGCAATTCTGTCTGGATAGGTTTTGGCGCGACGAGCGATGAAGCCTCGTCATTGCCCGGCCGAGTGTTCCCTGCGTCAGGTCCGCCAGCAGCAAATCATCTGCGAGCAGATTAACCGGTTATTGGTTGATTTGCAAGCGGCCAAAATCACGCGGCTGAAAGATGGTCGGCCTCAAACTCTGCGGCTGTCCACCGCCCGAAGAGATTGAGCATAACCTTCACGTTCCCTGTCTTGGTGACTTCCTCAACCAAAGCACTGAAATCGGTAAATGGTCCATCGCTCACGTAAACCTGTCTGCCCTTGGGGAAACGCATTTTGACTGACCCAATACGGCTGTCCGCCTCTTCCTTGCGGTGGATGCGAGCTGCGCGCGTATCGTCAAAGCGCATATCCACCTCAGCGAGGTAGATGGCTTCAACATCCTTGCCCGGCACCGGTATGGGCTTGCCCTGGTATTCGAGGAAGCGTTCAACCCCTTCGCAGGCGCGGACGAAGCCGAAATGTCTCAGCTTCTCATCCTTCGGCATGCCGACGAACACATATGAGACCATCAGCGGGCGTTCCTTCACCAGATAGGTGTTCTTGCGCCTGTGCTTCGTTTCGATCCGCTGCCGTGGGTAGTACACGTCGAAGCCGGCGACCCTGATGTTATCGGATGCCTTCGCCTCGCACTGAATGTTGGTGCGGACCACATACCAGACTTTATCAGGGTCGATAGGCTTCATTGTGTGTCCGTTCTCTGCATGGAGGCACGAAGCGCAGCACGAAGTCGGCGCCGATGCTTTTCCTCTTTGGTCATTCGTTCGTTGAAGCCGCTAACTTCGGCCATGCTGGCATCGAGCATCGCTCGGGTCGGCTCCATCGAAACAATTGTCAGGCTGCTTTCGTTGAACAGACGTGTCAGCGCAGCTGATGAAATTGGTCCTTGGGCCAAAAGGACATCGAGTGTGTTCCGAACGCCGCCGCGCTGCCCATCCTGCCTGGCTCCAGACCATATCTCCTTGACGATCTCGCGAATATGGCGCGGGTCTTTGACGCCATGCCTGGTCAGAACGGTGACAATCGGCAACCCGAACTCATGAACGCATGCCCGTATTTGCGCAGGCATGGCGTCCACGACTCGCAACTGAGAGAGCCGCTTGGCGGAAAGCGAATAATCTTGACTTGCCTCGCTCATCTGCTTGCCTCTCTCTGGACCATCTTGGAATCGAGGGCGCTGCGGCCGGGAAGCGGGTCGCCGAATGTGCGCTGTGTCAGCGTGCGGGTATCAGCTGGGATCTCTGCTAACCGAGCTGCGGCCACCTTTTCATCGACGCGCCCATGGATGAATGTGACGCCCGCCGCGCGCTTGAGTGCTGACATTTCCCTGTTTGCGCGGTCTCGGTCAGCTTTTGCCCGTGCTTTCCTGATTGCTCTCTGCTCCACAGGTATTGTCATGGCTTTGCCCCGCGATAGGGGTTGTCCAGACCATGCCTCCGGCAACGCTCCGCCGTGATCCAGCGCAGAACCGTGGGTTCGCCCCGCTTGAAGTGCTTGGCTATGTCGAACGTGTTGGCGCCCTTCAGGAACAGCCTGTAGGCCATCTCAGGCCGGGTATGTGACTGCCGCTGCAGATAGACCCATTCCTGTGTTTCCAGGGGCGGCTCGTCCTGGTCTTGCCCTGCATATGCTATGAGACCCATTGTCCTTACTCCTTTACTGACGCTTGACGCGCTTCCCAGTCCCGGAGGAACTTGGGCTTGTAATCGGATTGAGCGCGGATCGGCACGACGTTGACAGCTCGCTCAGCAAGCTTGGCTTGGAACGCGCGTTCCTTCTCGCACCAGTCGAGATAAGCCTCCTTGTTGAGCCATGATGCGGCGAGCGGGATATAGGCGCGGTCCTTCTCTGGCATGTCGCGGAGGAAGGCTTTGGCGCCGTCTATGATATCCGCCGGCTCGGCACCCTCCAGGATATGCTTGCGATAGGTTTTGCGGGCGTCGCCGCGACCGTCTGACCTGCGCATATGCGGACGCCAGATGGCCCAGAAATCGGCAAACCCTTCCGGCTCATGGTCAGGGGCTTTCATCAAACCTCCACAATGCGAACGGCTGGGAAAAGTGCTTCGACCAGCGCCTTTTTCAATTTGTACTCAGGCGTCGAAAACCCCTTGGAATCTTCGACCACACGCTTCTCGCCGTCCCAATAAGCGAAGTCGGCTACGTACTTGGCCTGGCGCCCATTGGGGTATCCATTCGATCTGATCAGAACCGGCCGCCCGTTCACTTCGAACTTAAATGCAGGCTGGACCTCAAGATTGCTGATCTGGCCTGCCCGCTGCAAAAGCCGCAATTCCGAGTACCGCTTAGCTTCACGCTTCGACGCAAAACGAATGCCGTCGATCATGGTTGGAACGTTGCGGTATTTGCGGGCTGGCAGCTTCATCCGCCCTCACCCAGCCAGCGCTTGAACAGCGAGAGCGATGCCGTAGCCGAAGCCAACAACTGCAATGGCGCCGATGATCAGAGCCGAGTACCAGAGGAAGCCGCTAGGCCATGCTGGGAGCTTTTCCTCAGGCTCTTCATCGAAAATAGTTGAGCCTTGGAGAAGGCGGATTTGCTCTTCCGTGATCATGGCTATTTGCCGCCCATCATTGTCAAACAGTACATGAAAGAATGGTCGGTTCGGCATTCGCTCCAGACGGAGACCTTCCACCAGATTGCGATCGAGAAGACAGCCAGCAAAAACACGACGGCTGCGCCTGCGTAGCCAGTGTCTTTCATCTCATTTCCCTTTCCGCGCCTTGCGCAGTCTTACCCAAGCCCTCAGCCATCGACGGATGGCCCCCAGTAACCTCATCGCTTTCCTCGATTTCTCGCCGCTCCCGCTCCATCGCTTCGGCGCCGTTCTCGATCCACTCGCACAAATGCCCGTACTTGTTACGCAGGAGGCGATAGACGTCTCCGTTGGGGAATTTCATCGTTCTCCAGTTTTTCTGGAGACGCTCGGCTTGGGATGGTGTTATGCCAGCCTCTTTTGCCGCTCTGTCGCGGGCCGCCGTCCAGGTATCTCCCTGCCCGCGCCACACTGTTTTGGCGCCGGCGTTGAGAAGCTTGAACGACTCCTCCGCACAAACACTCGAACTCATCGACTTCACCCCATGTTCGGTACGGATGCGTACCGGCTTTGGCTCGGACACGATTGTTTCCTTTCACTAATGTCTGGTCCGTAGACAGAAGTGACTAAGCCGGATTTCCCGGCGGATTGGGAAAGATGAACTTGGCCCCGAATTGGAGAGACTTCGAGACCATGGAAGAAGCTGCGTCCCGACTTTTGCGGGTGCTGGACGAGCGCGTGAAGAATAGAAAAACACTTGCCGGCGGTGACGTGGGGCCGGCACAAATTGCAGATCAGTCGGACCGGTCCCTTGTCTCGGCTGAGAAGGCGGCGGAGCCAGCCTGGAACGCTAACAAAAGGTGTCCAGCGCTCGACAGGTTGGCTCCGCCAGTTGCCGCTGCCGGGAGGTGTGGTAGCAGCGGATTGGAAGATCGACGTGACTTGGACAGGGTGTTGAGGCGCGCCGGTAACGCGCTGGCTATCCCGCAAGCCACGCCTGACATCGGCGAACGAGAAGCCCCCAAGGATCGCGCTAATGCGCCCGATGTTTTCAAATGAGCCAGTCACCGGAATGGAACCTCCGTCGGCTCGTGCTCGAATATCTCCGCTTCGAGTTCGCGGAGGGTGTCCTCTTTGGAGGGGTTGAGAAGACGTTCGAATTGCGCGATGGAGGTCTTGCGGGTTTGGACGGGGCGGAACCAACCGTGATAGAACGATGGTTCTTGGCCATCGAGATGATGCGGGCCGTTCCTGACCTCGTTCAGGCGGATGCATACTCCAGGCCAGTAGTCACACGGCTCAATGTCTCGGATCGTGTAGACGTTGCCGATAGTAGGCAGGGACACACCCTCATCGCGAGCGCGACCTACTTCCTGCCGCTTGACGCAAACAACTCGCATACCAACGTGCCAATCTTGGTAGCTCATGCGTCACCCGCTTGGTCGACTGGCGAGGCCGATGGAGGGGTTTCAGCCTCGCCAGTCTGTTCGGTCGCTTGGGAGGAGGCAGTGACCGAATGAGGATTGCAGATTGCGTCAGCCAAGGCCTGCAGAAGCTCGGGCGTAGCCAGGTCAGTCATGTGCTTTGCCAGGACGTCAGCGACCCCGCTCAAGATCGAAGTGGCACGCTCGCGTTCGGCAAGGATGGCGCGGGCGATGGCGCTATACAGCTCCCAATCGCCGTCTTGCTCATTCGTATAGGACGTCCTGACGATGGCTGTAGCGATCAGATCGATGTCTTCCGGGATGTCGCTCAATTCAGCCTCCCGTCAGTCATCCAGACATTGCGCTTGGCTTCATTCATGTCTTTGTGGAGATTCCAGATGGCTATGAGGGTGGTGAGGTGGAGAAGGATCATGCCTAGGGAGGCGGTGAGGATGGTCATGGCGACACCGGAGGCTTTGGAAGAGGTTGCCAGTGGGTCGGCTGATCGTACCGACGACCGTTCCAATGGCCATCCGCATACCGGAACGACACTTCGACATACGGAATGCCGTTCGGGTAAGTGCCGGTGATTATTGCGTCTTTGTAGTTGTCGAAAGGCGCCGTCTCTATCGGCATCCAGCCGTTTGCGTCGGGAGCCGTCATTCACCCCTCCCGTGAGCCGATGAAACGATCTGGAAACCATAAGCAGCGCTCATGCGGCTCTCCCGCCTTCAGCGAGCCGGGCATTCTGGTGGAACAGCGAGTGGCAGCCAGCACACAGGACGATTAGGTCGCTCGGATGCTCCATGCCACGCCTGATATAAGTGCGGTGGTGGACGTGGAGTTCGTCCTTGGCGGAGCACGTCTGGCAGCTATATTTCGCGCGCTTGAGCGCATCCCGGCGCCGCTGCTGCCACTCTGCGGTTTGCAGGTAGTCTTGATAAGGCATCCTGCCGAGTTCGCGAGCACGATGCTGGCGTTGTTCGAGTTCCTCGCGAGCGGGACGCGCGCTCTCATAGAGGAGTCGGTCCTTGCAAGTTTTGCAGCATGGAGTTGGGATCAGCGATGGCCAGAAGCGCTTGCTCGTCGAGAGATATCTCTCGTGCCTAGCAGTTTCCCTGACAAGAGTTTCCGCCGCCGACCGGCTTCCAACTATTATGGGGTCTTTGCATTCCTTGCAGGCGTACTGCCGCATGACGGCTTCGCCTGCCGCGTCAGCGACCAATTGAAGTCGATCTATGCCGTAGGCGTCGGCTATCTCCTTCAGGGGGATGTCTGTCTCCCAATAAAGGTGACTGATATCCGATTTGATGATTGGCCGCGCTCGATCGAGCCAGAGTTTCGCGGATGGGCCGAGAGAACCGGCGATAAGGGCCTCTTTCCAGCCTTTTGGGGGCGGCCAAGAAACTCCCCATACCGCCAAAGCCTCTCGCGTCCATCCGCCGGACGGCGTTTGAGCCGCCATGATTTCGCCGACAGTGACCCTCATGCCGCGCGCTCCGGCGAATGCGCATGGAGGCTCACAAGGAAATCATTATCGATGACGACACCGACAGAAGCGGCGCTGGATACGAGCTGCGGCCAGTATTTGACTGGGATCGAGCCCCGTCGCCTCATCTCGGAAGCGGCGGATTGCTTCACGTCGATCATCCGGGCCACCGATCCGGTGCCGCCGAGTTCCTTGAAGATGTCATCAACATTCTGCATGTCGATGATTACAACATAATTCGTGTCAGGATGTCAACATGATTTGTGTTGCGGCTTCTGAAATTGTCGGAGTAATGGAATCAATGGGCGACAGGCTACGCAAAGCCAGACTGACAAAGTACGCTTCGGCAAACGAAGCGGCTAAATCGATTGGCATTCCCCCATCGACTTTGCGTGCTCACGAGAACGGACAGAACGAGTTCGGAGCGAAAGAGGCCGAAGTATACGCCCGGAGATTTGGCACAACGCCAGCCTATTTGTTAACCGGGGAAGCCGCCCCCCAGAAGGCGGGGGAGCCCGAAGGCGCTCAGATCGCCTCTGCCGCCGACATCCGGAAGATGCTCGACCGCATCGAAGACCTGACGCCCGAGAACGTCGCCGTCGTCGCTGCGATGATCGATACATTGCGGCAGACTAACCGCGCAGTACGGTCACGTAGCCGGTCTGGTGGTCGATCAGAATTTGCCACTTCCCGCCGTGGATCATAGCCATCGCATTTGCGATTGATGAGGCGTCTCGCCTAATCCTGGCTGCCGGATCTTCTATTGGCCATACGCTTGAATTCAAAAGGCCTTCAATCATTGCTCTATTCCGCGTTTTCTCGCGCGGCATGTACTGGATCATTTCAATAACCCCCGCATGAAGGCTCCCTACATCTTTTTATTTGCCTGCTCTTAGAGATGTGGATCGCGCCCTCATTCGTGGTCCGACCACATTGGAGTTTAATTAACGGGATATATCAAGCTGTAATAATGAGCATCGAAGTCTGTGGATAACTCGTAGCACCGAGTGGGACATTTATAGCACTCTCTGGACCGATTTCGGGTTGTAAACCTTTGCGCCATAAGTCGCTGCCATGGCTGCAAAAGACCGCTTCACAATCCACATCCGCATCACGCCCGATCTGCTCAAGCGGATCAAAATGGCGGCAGCTTCGAATTCGCGAAGCATGAATGCGGAAGTCGAGGCCAGGCTTGAGCGTTCGTTTCCGCTTGACAACTCAGACCGTGACGATGCCCTGAGATTGCTCGCTGACGTTGTGGCAATCATCGACAAAGGTCGCGCACCGCGCTGACCACCTGGATAAATCACAACCACCTCCCTGGCATAATGCCCTGGTGAATATGAAACCGCGTCGAAGTTGCGCGGTCAACGAGGTCTCGTGGTGTTTGCTCAGTGATACTCCTGACAAGTACCTTCAGGAGCCCTTAGCCCTATCTACCTTTTCTGAAGCCCCTGAAGGTTCGAGAGGGCTTGGGTTCCGGCAAAAGACCCCCTACCCCCAAGGCAAAGAGCCGTGAGGGCAGAGAGACTTTGCCGCGTCCTGAAGGCCTGAGCCGGGAAGGGACACTAGCAACGGCCCCTTTCGGGTAACCGGTCCTCAGTTTCCTGACGCGCCGTAGGACTTCCGACCCCCGCGCACCGCGAATCTTGTCAGGCGAGCCATGTCGGCCAGCTCATTCACGGTTCGCGCACTATGGCCGCGAACATATTTCATGTCAACAACACGATTTATGTTGACACGTTTCGTGTTGCAGTTCATATTCGTCTCAACAAACAGGAGACGGACATGACCCTTTACACCGACGCCTTCGGCCCCAACGTCCAGAACATTCTGATCCAGGCCACGCGCGTCATTCGCGGCAAGATCCCGGCTCAGGTTCGCAAGGAGCTTGCTGCGGCGGTCAAGGCTGGCGCGCTCGGCCACCTGAAGCGCGACGGTCTGAAGCCCGAGATTTTCTATCACCCCAACCACAAGCACGGCGCCATCGATCGCCAGAATCGCGAGGCGGCCTACTCAGTCGGGTGCATCGCCAAAGTTGTCGCCAGCCCTGCAGACGTTCGCGAGGGCATCGAGCGGGCCGGTGGCGACGTGTTGGCCTACGCCATCGCCGAAATCACCAAACCCGCCGCCTGACCTCCACGCCGATCTGGTCCAACACCAAGGAGAAGAGACAATGACCGCAGCCGAACAAACCGATTGGATCAAATGGGACGGTGGCCCTTGGGATGGCGATCCGGACCTGATTGTTCACGTTCGTTTCGCTGATGGCGTCGAAAGTGTCGTCGCAGGGCCGGCGGGCGATATCGCTCCGAACTGGGTACGCCGTCGCGGCTTCCTCGGCGACACGTCGATCATCGCGTACCGTGAAGCCTGAAGTTCAATGAACATGACCCCGGCAGGATGGCTCTGCACACACAAGAAGACCGGCTCGGTCGAGCTTCGTTTGCGTCCATTGGACGACCTTCCATTCAACCGGGCCAATTGGGATTGGGAGCCAGTGTTCCGGCAGATCAGGAGCGAGAGCGAGGACGAATTGTACGCGGCGCTTCTCGCGGCGACTGCCGTCCTTGCCGGCGCGACTTCGGCCTACCAGTCACACGCTTCGCGGCATCGAAGCGTTGGCCGTTCCAAGCCTGACCCATTCTTCACGACACGCATCAAGGACTTCGAAAAAGCGACCGAGGCCGCGCGAACTGTCCTGATGAAATACGCGACCAAAGCCCAAGCATAGAACCACCCTTCCAACAGACCAAGCACCCCGGCCTCTGGTGCGCACAGGAGAATGAGAATGCAAACCGAACCCGAACTCTCGCAGAAGTGGCCGTATGCGACTTGCTGCACCGGCGATGACGCTCACTGCGTCTGCGGCGACATGGAGCGCTCCCTTCGCGGTTGGAAGCGCGGCGCACTCCCGAAGATGACGCAGGACCAGCGGGAAGCCTGCCTCGCCGAGATCGGTCACGTCGAAGGATACGACATAAACGAGCACCGCGACGAGACGGACGCCGAACTTGCCAACACCGTTCTCAGGGCGTGGATCGACTACGCTCGAGACAAGGGGCTGCTCTGATGAACCTCGCTGATCTCATAGCATCTTACGGCGACGATGTGCAGTTCCAAAACCTGGATGACTGCACCGACAGTCTGAGCCTGAACAAAAAGGGCATCACGAAGGTCACCTTCGGCACCCAGCAGCCATTCAACTTGGATGGCATTGAGAAGCTCGGCCTCGTGGTCTGGATGGATCGCGATCGCGTCAAGCAGATCATGGCCGACGCCAAAGCCACAGCATAGCACACCCCGGCCTCTGGTGCCGATAGGGGAGAAGGAAATGAAGATGACCGAAGCTGAATTGAACGAAAAGATCGCGGCTCTTGGTGATGTGTCGGACGAGCAGCGCAACTCCATTGTCTGCGCTCTCATTGGCCACAGCAACATCGTGACGACGTTCTTCGGCTACGTCTACTGCGCCCGCTGTACCGACCAGATCGGTGACTCGCTCGGCTCCTATTACAACAACCCCGATGTCGTCATCGTGGGACACGACTGCGACATTTGCCGCGCCAATGCCAAGCGGCTTCGCTGGCAGGACACCGTTCACGCGCCGGATCCCTTCGCCGCGACCGAGGCCGAGCCTGCCTGACCCCACCCCTCAGCACCTATCAGGAAACAGGAGAGAGACAATGGCCGAGACCGGAATTGAGCAGCCAGACTTCATCTATTTCGAATGCCCGGAATGCCAGTTTTCCAGCGTTCAGAAGGCAGACTTCAAGGGCGGAGAAGCCTGCCCGCTGTGTGCTGGCGACAGCGGTCACGATGTCAGGATGAGCAAACGCACTGCGCGATCGACCGACAAGCCGGAAGGCAAGGACGTGCGCGGCATTCTGGCCGCCTGATCCCTCTACCCAGAAACAAGGAACTGACGAACATGGGAACTGCAGCCAACTGGACGCCAGAACAGCAGAAAGAGCACCGGAAGCTTTGGGTGCAGGCGCTGCGCAGCGGCGAATACGAACAGGGGCGCAAACGCCTCCATCTTGATAGCCGCTACTGCTGCCTAGGCGTCGCATGCGTCCTTGCTGGCAAGGATGAATACGATATGGGAGCGCGCCTCAACCTGAGCAATCTGTACGATGTCATGGAGTTCTACGGCCTGCGCGATCACAACGGCGCATACGGCGAGCCGAATGACATGTCAGACAGTTACAGGGTCTGCCTCGCTCAGAAAAATGACAGTGGCACACCATTCGCGGCGATCGCCGACATCATCGAGTCCGAGCCTCCCGGCCTCTTCATTTCCTAACCCCGCCACCCGAACAAGAACCGGAGTACGGACACCATGAACGCCGTCACCAAGCAGAGCAGAGCCGCAGAAGCATTCATGCTCGATACGCCAATGGCGGCTAAGCGGGCGCTGGATGATGCGATTACCATATACGGCAACGAAGACACCATCATGCGTGAGAAGGCCATGGACGCTATCTGTGGCGACCGGGCGGCGTTCTGGAGCATGAGCGGATATTCCGACGCCATCGGATCCACCCTGCCTTACATGCTCAACGCCGGCGTCGACATCGACCGGGCCGTTGCCGCCGCATATGAGCGCCGGCCCTTCCTGAAACGCGGCGTGCTCGATCGTATCATTCCCCTGAACATGGCAGCAGCTCGTGCCCTGTCGTCTGCCTATTCCCGCGAGGGTTCCTGGCGCGATGAACCGGAATTGCTGATGCGCTCCAAGCGTGATTGCCGGAGGGTGGCATGACACAGCCCATCACACGCCAGCGGGAAGCGGTGCGCCTTCCGTACCTCCAGACAGCACAGGCAGAATTCAGCCTGTCACAGACACAGCGCCGGTTGGCACATCGCCAGCGATCCGAAGCGCTCCGGTGGGAAGCGGAAGGCAACCGCGCCAACTACCTTCACTGCATCCTTGAGGCTCGCCGGCTTTGGCGTGACGCGAAGTGGCATTTCCAGCGCGCCAAAATCAACCGCAACAGATCGTTTCAATAGGAGAAATCGACATGGCACTACGCATCACGAAAGCATCCGAACCTATCACAGTCGATCGCCTGAACACAGTGATTTATGGGCCGCCGGGCTTGGGAAAATCCTCCCTCGCCTTCACCGCCGATACGCCGCTGTTGCTTGACTTCGATAACGGCAGTCACCGCGCCGCGAACCGCAAGGATACCGTCCGCGTCAACGACTGGTCAGATGTTGCAGGCATCACTGCCGAAGACCTCGCACCGTTCAAGACCGTCATCGTGGACACCGCAGGTCGTGCGCTCGACACGCTGACAGCCGATATCATCCGTATCAATCCCAAGCACGGTCGCGGCGGCGCACTCACCCTCCAGGGATATGGCGAACTCAAGGCCCGCTTCACCTCGTTCCTTAAGCTCCTGAACAGTTTCGGCAAGGATGTGGTGCTGATCGCTCACATGGATGAGCAGCGCAACGGCGATGACATCATCGAACGGCTGGACGTGCAGGGCGGCTCGAAGGGCGAAATCTACAAGGCTGCCGACGCTATGGGCCGACTGGTCATTTCCAACGGGCAGCGCCAGTTGCGCTTCTCACCGACTGATGCGGCATTCGGCAAGAACCCCGGGCAGTTGGAGCCGTTAAATGTCCCGGACATGGCGAGCCCGGATTTCGATGGTTTCCTTGCCGGCGTCATCGATCGGATCAAGTCGCGGCTGAACGAACTGACGGAAGACCAGCGCGAGGCCGTAGCGGAGCAGCAGTGGTTCCGCGATGCGTTGCCCAAGGTAGCTGACCTTGCCGGCGTCAACGAGCTTCTGCCGCGCGCTATTGGTTCCGGTACAGTCTGCAAGACAATGCTCCACAAGCGTGCGACCGAGCTTGGGATGCACTTCGATAAGGCGAAGGGCGAATACGTCGAGCGCCAGAAGGAAGCCGCGTGATGCTGGCGCGCGTCTCCAACATCGAAGCCTACCGGCAGTGGAAGAACTGGCAACCGCTTTTCGACGGACAGGAAGAGCCGACAATCGAGGATCTTGTGCGGTTCATCACGGTTGATGAGCCATCGGAGGCGATGAAAGCCGGCACGGCATTCCACAAGGCGCTGGAAACGGCAGGGGACGGCCTCCACACGCAGTTCGAGGCAAATGGCTACACTTTCCTGCTTCCCGACGCCGCGCTGTCCTTGCCTGACGTGCGTGAGATGCGCGCCTATGGCCAGTATGGTGGCCTGACTGTTACAGGCCAGGTCGATGGCGTCGGCGGGCTCATTGTCACCGACCACAAGACGACCAGCAAGTTTGACCCGGAACGCTACCTCAACGGCTGTCAGTGGAAGTTCTACCTCGACATCTTCGGCGCGAATGAATTCCGTTGGAACATCTTCGTCATCAAAGAACTCGAGCCGCTGACTTATGGCGTCTCCGCTCCGCAGATGCTGACAGCCTATCGCTACCCGGAAATGCACGAGCACTGCGAGAAATTGGCGGCCGATTATCTGGCGTTCGCCAAGGTCCATCTCCGCGAAGAAATCCCCGAAGCAGTCCGCCTTTTGATGGCTGGCTAACCCAAAGGGTCGGCGCGAATGCCGACCCGGAAAGGGACCACGAATGGTCACGAGATCGGTAAAGAACGAAGACGACCTCACGCTTCTGACGACCTACCTCAAAGGTCGCAGACGTCCTTTCACGGTCGATATCACGGAAGGCCGGGACCGATCGACCGAACAGAATCGTCTTGCGTTCAAATGGTACCTCGAAATCAGCGAGCAGACCGGCGAGGACCGCGAAGACGTGCGCGCCAGGTGCAAGCTGGAAATCGGTGTGCCGATCCTCCGCGAAGCCCACGACAAGTTCAAGGCGACCTATGACCGGGTTATCCGCCCGCTCCCTTATTCGGAAAAGCTGGAACTGATCCGCGATACCGAAATGCCGGTCACAAGCCTGATGAATGTCGAGCAAATGTCCCGTTACATGGACATCGTGTTTCGTCGCCATGCCGAGATCGGCGTCGTCCTGACCATCCCGCCAGATCGGTATGCCTACAACCCCGAGAAGATGGCGATGGCAGCATGACGCTCCGATCCATCATCCGCCGCACCATCACCTCATGGGCTCTCTGGCGCCAGCACAGGGAAGCCCGCAAAGCCTTCCCTGCATTGCGTGACCTGGATTTGCTTGAGGAGTCATACCGCAGGCAGCATCGCCGTGGTTCGGCTCACGTCGCAAAAGCAAAGCGAGCCGTCATCAATTCAGCACTGGCAGGAAAGCCTTGGCCTCATAGGGAGGGAGTGTGATGAACGTTCTCGGCACCGAAATACCGCAAGACGCAATCGACAGGCTTCTGAAATGGTTCCCGCCTGCCAGGTCATTCAGCTTTAGCGAGTTCCAGTCGGCGGCTGTCCGGTGCGGCATTCCCTTCGAAGTGGCTGACCGTGCCGCTGATCGCATCCTCCAGAAGGCTCGCAAGGCCGGCACGCTCGCCTATAGCGGCGGCAAGTGGAGGCGCGTCTGATGGCTCGCCGCGAGTTCAACCGCAAGGTAAAGCAGGCCGCGCACGCGCGCGCCGCCGGGAAGTGCGAACGGTGCAGCGCCGTCCTGAAGCCCCGGGAAGGCGAGGTCGACCATATTCTGCCTGATGTGCTTGGCGGCGAGCCTGTCCTTGCCAATGCCAGGGTGCTTTGCCGGGTCTGCCATGCCGAAAAGACGGCTGACGATATCCGCCGTACACGCAAGGCTGACAGGCAGCGCGACAAGGCGAGCGGGGCAATACGGCCTGCCGGCAAGATCCAGTCGGCGCCCTTCCCCCGCCCCGACAAGCCACCCCGCCATTCCCTGCCCGTACCGCCGGCGAAGCCCATGTTCAGGAGACAAGACAATGGTTGAAGTGAAGCTAGATGAGCCGATCCTCCCTGACGACTACCCAGTATATGCCGACTATCTCTACGTCGCCGATGGCCAGGTCATCCAAAGCGACTGGCACCAGATCAATGTGCGCCGCCTCAAGCGTGAGCTAGGGGCAAAAGAGATACGCCGCTGCGACATTGCCGGCCGTTCCGCCCTTTCCAAAGCCCAGCCTACACAGGGAGAGAAACTGTGAGTGAACGTATCGCCACCCTACACTCGGTCGAACGCACTAGCCCCAAGGGTGAAGGCCAGACCTTCATCGGGACATGTCGCCTCTGCGGCAAAACAGGGCTCACCTTCGCCAACATGGGCGAGGAGTGCGAAAACCAGCGCGGCTTGACCGAGAGCCAGTCGCTGCTTGAGGCTCTGGACCCGGAGCCCCACCCATGACCTCCCCAGCACATGTAGATATCGAAGCGCTCGCGGCTCGGTTGAACAAGCGCGCCGACCATACTGGCATGATCTTGACCGATCCGCCACAGCCCCATCCTGACGCCGCACTGCTCCGCGAAGCCGCATCCGCCCTCTTGGCCATCAAGGCCGACAACGAGAGGCTGGAGCGCAAGGTGCAAGCGTTCCGCAACGACGGGCTGGTGCAGGCGGCCATCGCCCGCCAAGGCGTCTTGCAGGACGAGCGAGATGAGGCAATTGCCCGCGCCGAGTCCGCCATGGGCGGGACTGCGGTGAAGGTGAAGCAGCTGGAATGGAAGGAGCGTCCATGGGCCATGCGACAATGGGCTGCTTCATCAGTAGCCGGCGACTATTTTGCAGGCGAACAAGGCGGGGTCGCAGTGTGGAACCGTCTTTTGGAGCAGGCCATCCCGGCTGAAAGCCTCGAAGCCGCCAAAGCCGCCGCTCAGGCTGATTTCGCCACCCGCATCCGCTCCTGTCTCGCCCCAGGCAATGCCGAGCCTGTGGCCGAACGGCTCTACGACGACGACGCGCCGATGGCTGATGGCGAAGTCAGAATGACGGCAGCAGAAGACGTGCTTGCATGGCTGCTCATCGAGAAAATCGGCGTTCCCGACGACAGGAATTATACGCCGAAAGAGGCGCAGGACACCATAGCCGGCGTGATCGACGGTCTCCGCAAATACGAAGCCGCCGCTCTAGCCCACCCGGCCCCAGCCAAAGGGGTATCCGAGGCGAGCCGAGAAGACATTGCCCGAGTGCTATTCGAGCAACGCCAAACGCCGTTCGATTGGGATGACGGCGCCGACCAACCCGAGAGTGACGCTGGCACTCTACGCAGCATTTGCCTCGATGACGCAGATGCCGTCCTCGCCGCCCTATCGGGGACGGGGAAGGCGGTGGAGGGGTGGAAGCCTATCGATGATACCACGCCGCATGCCTGCCATGTGCTGGCTACGCGATTTGACCACGATTGCGGCGAATGGGTTGTGGCGGTAGTGCTCAGCCCACCGATCTACCCTTTCACGCATTGGGCGCCGCTTCCCGCCTCCCCGTCTACAGGGAGCCAGGGAAATGGCTGAGACCCCACGTCAGAATGACCGTCTGCTTCAGATGGTCGAGACCACGTATGACACCGCTCTGTTTTCGCTCGACAACGGGATGTGGACGATATTCGAAATCGTCAAGCGCCCAATCGCGCAAGCGCCATCTAAGCCCGCCGCCGACGCATTGATCGAGCGCCTAAAGGTGCACCCATGACTAGCACCCTGCAAATCGAGCGCGAGCTGCGCGAAGGACTGGAAGGCTGCACCGAAGGTCCATGGTCGCTTGGCGTCGGCGTCAAGGGCGAGCTCCGTCTCATTCGGATCTACGGCCCGTATGACGACGAGCGCATCTCCGGCGAGTTTGCAAAAGATGAGGATGCAGAACACGCCGCCCGCTGCGATCCGGACACCATCCGCCTCCTCCTAGACGAACTATCCCGCCAGCGGGAGGTGATTGAGAAGATGCAGGACGCACTTCAGCCGAGCGCTGATAGGCTGACATCGATCGACCATCTCCGACTTCATGTCACAGATCCCGAGACGTTCGGCTTCGATATGGATAGCGCAGAAGGTGTAGTCGAAGCCATCGACGCTGCCCTTGCCGCCGCCCGCGCCCTTCAGCAGAAGGGAGAGGCAGGATGAGCGAGAGGGCAGTGGTTATCCCCAATGTGTACACACCGGCCATGCTAGCGGAGCGGTGGGAGTGTTCGGAGCGCCAGGTACGCAATATGGTAGCAGCCGGCGTGCTTCCGGCCTTCCGGCTGGGCGGGAAGCTTTTGCGGATACGGGGGGCCGACGTGGAGAGGTTCGAATGCCAGAATGGCGCATCACAAGACTACGCGGAGAACTCTGCCTCACATGGCAAGAGGGAGACATCCGCCGACGTTATCGCCTTGGAACCGATGACCCGAAGGAAGCGGCCCGCCGCGCCCCGGCTCGATACGCGGAACTGACGCGGCCGAAGGGCTCGACCGTGCAGGATCTTTGGACGGCCTACAGCCTGGATAAGGAAGGCCGATCTGTCGTGACGACCATGGGCTTCACCTGGAAGGCGCTGGCGCCCTACTTCGCCGACAAGGAAGGCGAGGCCGTGACGATCGCCGATTGCCGCGCCTACACGGCGGCGCGGCGCAAAGCGGGCAGGAAAGACGGATCAATCCACACCGAACTTGGGCATCTGCGTTCCGTGCTTGTCTGGGCTCAAAAGCAACGGCTTATTGCCCACGCGCCCCATATCGAGCGACCGGCGAAGCCCGACCCCAAGGAAGGATACCTGACGCGACCGGAGGTTTCCAAGTTGATGGAAGCGGCGAACTCGCCGCATGTGAAGCTCGCCATCCAGCTTATGATCGCCACCGGTGCTCGTAGCGGTGCAGCTCTGCAATTGACTTGGGACCGGGTGGACTTCAACCGCCGCATGATCCAGCTTCGCAACCCCTTCGACAAGGCGCACCGGAAAGGCCGCGCTACAGTCCCGATCAATGACACTCTGCTGGCCGCCCTACAGGAAGCGCACAAGGGCTCCCTGACGCCCTACGTGATCGAGTGGGCGAACGACGCCGTCAAGTCGGTGAAGAAGGGCATCAAGACGGCAGGCGCCAAGATCGGGCGACCTGATACCTCGCCGCATATGCTGCGCCATTCGGCGGCGGTCTGGCTGGTCGAGGACGGCCATTCATTCGAGGAGGTGGCTCAATACCTCGGCCACTCCAACACGGCCATGGTGTACCGAGTTTATGGCCGATACAGCCCCGATTACCTGCGCAAATTGGCGGGTTCTTTGGAGGTCTGA